TGCTTTGCGATAACCTGCGTCATATAAGGCTTCTGCATATTCTAATGCGGCGTCACAAGGTCGAGCGTCAACAGGTTCGCAACAAGCACCTGCTGCGCAAGTAGCACACGCTATTTTTGCCATTTCTTCAATTTGTTCTTGTTCAGTTTTCATATTCGCTCCTTTTTATCTTTCTTACATCTTCTACTGCTTGTAAAATTCGTCTTTGTTCATTTTCTCCAGCTCCTTGATTCTATTATTTCTTCCTGTCTATAGAAACATTTTTTCGGGCGTTTATTTGAAGCTATATGATATCGTTCGCTTTTCGTGCCTGTAGCCGTTATATAAGTGTGTATCCAAGTTATGATACCGCGGATATTTTCGTTAATGATTTTAACACTTTGACCGATAACAAATTTTGTACTTATTTCGTAATTCATTCTTAGCTCTCCTTTATCGTAAGCGAAAACGAATTGATTGATACTTCGTATGCTGTTCTTATTTCGATAGTGTTATCGTCTATTTGCTTGTTATATTCACGAGATTGAATGCGACCTTTAAGCGTTATAAAATCGCCTTCAGAGCAGAGCGAGATTTTGTCAGCTTTCCTACCCCATGAAAGGCAAACAATATAATTATATTGCTGATTATAGATATTAGAAACAATAAAGTCCAATATCGTTCTTCCAAGCGGAGTTATTCTCCTGTTCAATTTACCCAAAATCATTCCTTCGAGTTCGACTTCGTTCACAAATTCGGGCAAATCAGTCCCTGGCGTTATCTTTTCTGCAAACGCGCGCAGATTGACGTGTCTTTGTTTCGTTATCGAATCGAATTCAGGCATAGTAATCAAATGCCCATATACTGCAATAGATTCGCCTACAGTTATAAGCGATATGCAGTCGGTAGAATCCAAATTGTTGACGTTATAAATTACCTTTATTACGTCATCATATCCTGAATATCTTTTTGTAGCGATTTCGAACTCGAAAACGTCTTCTGATACGTTTTTAGGGAACGTTTTCACGATTCCTTTCAATACAAAGCTGTTTTTGTTGTTCTTTTTCATTGTTTAAGTTTCTCCTTTTGTGTTGTGACAACATAATAACAAATCAACACCGTTTTGTCAATAGGGTTTTCTATAAAAAAAAGAAAAAAGGTGTCTGGAACACACCTTTCTTCATTAGCAACAAGAAAATTGCCATACGTTAATGACGTTATAAATATTGTATCATCTCCAAAGCCGTTTGTCAATGGACTTTGAAAGTCTTCCAACGTCTCAATGACGGCACAAGCGGTGCCTTTGCGTATTCGACGCAAGTTAGCATGTGGTCATTTCCGTCTTCACGAGCCTCGCCTTTTTTACCGCGTCTTGCGTTCTTGATTTCTCGGACGAGATTCTTACATTTATCAGATACGAGGAAGTCGCCGTAAGCCATAAGAAGCCTGTCGAAGTCAACACGAGTCTGGATTGAGAGCTTTGTGGACGCGACAAATCTTAGGTTATACAGTCCATATTCGTGTGCTTTCATTTCGAGTACTTGTCTGAAACCGACGTCGGCGCTATCGACGTAAACGTTTATAGTTCCGCGCATAAGAGTTGTCCCGAGCTCGCCATAATATTGGCTCCATTCGATTATTTTCCGTATAATTCTATCGGCTTGTTCGGGGAGTCCTATATTATCGCGGTCGTCTGTGTTTGAATAGTTATCGGCTTTATTATTGCTATGGAAATATTCGTCGATAACAGCTACTTTTTGCAAATCGGCAGTGATTGCACATAAAGACATAGTTGTAGCCGCACGCACTTTTAGGTCTGCATTCTCGTTTTTACCGACTTTAAGCACGTGACCGCCGCCGTCAGAAAGACCAGTATCGACGCCGATAGCGAAGTCAGCCCATTGAGTATGAGTTCCGCCGCCAGTTAGTCCGAGCAGTGTCGGCGTTGGGATTATAAGCGAATCGTTCCATTCTGGATAAACTGCAGCGGTTGTATTACCGAACATTCCCAAAAACTCGACTTTATAGATTTCGGGAGCTTTACGGCGCATTTCCATAGCGGCTGCGTCGTAGTTTTCCACATCTCTAAACTCATTTATTTTATAGGTCGATTTATGCAGATATAAACCTTTTCCGTAAGGACCTACGAACTCTGGGTCATAATAGTCTATGTATGTTGTGTTGGGGTCATCAAGGCGTGCATAATCATCGTCGAGCCTGTTTTTGAAGAACTCTTGATTAAGCCACGAATCACCGTCCCATGCGTTGAAACACATTGTAACCTGGAACGTTAAACCTGGCGGGAGCTTACCACGCAAAGAACCATCTATTTTACGGAAGTCATCATATGACGGGACCTCGAAGGCTTCGTCGATATATGCGTCCGTAAAATAGCCTTTTGCGAAAGTAATACCGTTAAGGGACGTAGGGTTATTCAATCCACGGAATATTATTTGTTGCCCTGTCGGTTTATATTCGATTACGAGCGGGTTTTTAGAGACTTTGAAAGCGTCGTCGAACCCTAAATCGGTTATGCATCCGCAAACGTTCTCAAAGGTAGATTGTCTATTATCGCTATCGTTTTGACGCGCGATTAGGACGTTCCTTCTCGGGTCGGATATAATTTTCATAATCGGCTCATATCCGATAATGTTTTTAGATTTTTTAGTTGAACGCGCTCCGCAAAAAAGGCGATAACGGCAATGATTATTCAAAAACCACGCTTTTGTATATCCATCGCCTATTATCTTTTTTAGCGACATTTCGCCGTTCGACAAAAAAATATCATCCCTCATTTTCTTGTTCTACCTCTATAAGTTCTACCATATCGGAATCGAGAAGGTCTTTGAGCTCGTCTGCGCAATATTTTTCAAGATGATTCGACGCATAATAAACGTTTTTATCGAACACATCCATACTTGCGAATCCGAGCCAACCGTCCGTAAATGGTTCTATTTGTATTCTCCAATCGGTGAGAATGTGTTTGAACTTATCCGATATAATAGCCTTGCCGCGCTTATATTTTAGACCGAGCTGTTCTGCGATAATATCTTTGTGTTTAGCATAGATTTTAGCGCGCCATTCTCCGTTATTATAAATATTCTTGAGAGTGCCTTGTACGAGTTCGCCGTCAAAATCTTGCGGGATTATCTTTACAAGGATAGGATTTTCTGCTGGGATAATATCATATCCTTTATCGGCGAATTTGTTCAAATCTACGCCTTCTTTTACTCTATATACTGTTCCTTTTATTGTTTCCATATCAAAACCTCTTTTTTAATGCTCTTCTTCTTTGAGTGTACGCCTTTTCACAATATGGGATATTTGTGTCCACATAATCGTAAATAAGCGGTTGTTTTTTGCCTTCGAGATAGCGTTCAATTCGTCCCGCACATTGCACAATTAAGCCTTTTTCTTTTGCAGGCGAACAAAAATGCAAAGTGTCGAGTTCTTTTATAGAAACACCTTCTTTCAGGAGTGCATAAGTTGCGACAATAACGTCCCAACCGATTTGTTGTTTTAATATCTTTTCACGCCGTTTTGCAGGTGTTTCTCCAACACACAAAACTGCATTTATTCCTCGTTCTTGTAACATCTGGGCTAAGACTTTACAATGTTCTACCCTAAGCGAAAGAACGATTTGTTTTCTTCCTTCTTGCGCGCACTTGACAATATTTTCAACGATGGCTTCATTTCGCGCCTGTTTTTCGCATAGAAACGGAATCAGTTTCATATAATCGGTCATACCTGCGCTGTCAAGAAGTTGCATTTGGTCGCGCATTGTAATCGGGTAGTCCAAATCAATTCTTATATGTTCCGCCTCCATTGTCTTTACGCGCGCTCTATCAACCTTATACGTGGGGGAGAACGTCCCATTAGGATTTGTCCCGATATACGCGTACATTGCGTTAATGAGCCCGTCAGCGCGTACAGGCGTCGCTGTAAGCCCGAATTTATAACGAGCGGGTATCTTAGACAATACGCTCGTGAACATCTTCAATTTTGTAGGTGTTCCGCATACATGTGCCGCTTCATCACATATTATAACACCGAATTTATCTTTATACAAGTTTGGGTCGATTTTACACATTGTTTGAACCGTTGAAATTGTGATATCTTCGCCGATTTCGAGTTTTCCTTCGGTCGTGAGCCCGACTTTTGCCATAGGATATAGCTTTAACAAATCATCTTTTGCTTGTCTAAGCAAATCTCCTGTATGACAAAGCCAAAGTGCTCTTTTCCCAAGTCGTTTTATAAGCTCCATCCCGAGATATGTTTTGCCCGCGCCACACCCTGCGACGATTACACCGCTTTTTGCGTCAATGGCAGCATTGATTGCGTCTTCTTGGTAATCGAAGAACTCGTCAATACCTTGCACCTTGGCGCCTCTAAACGAAATATCTGAGGCGTTGTTGAAGGATTGATAAATCTTACAGCCTGCCCTATTAAATGCAGGTAAAAGCGCATAAAGGCAACCATACGGCACTACGAGAATATCTCCGTCAAGATAATAGAGATATATCTTCTCTGGGATGTGTTTCCATCGGATATAATCGTCTTTGCCCATTCGCTTTAATTGTTGGTATTCGGGGTTATCATAAATAAGATAACGATTACACCACGAAATTATTTCTGGTGTCGGGTTTTCTATTCTGATTTCATTCGATATTATCGCTCGCATATTTTAACACCTCCTTGAATTCATTCAAATCTTCGATTTTTACTGATTTTTTGCCTTCTTTTTCCGACTTTAAGACTCTATCGTAAGGCAAAAAATACAGTTTTTCGGGAGTACGCTCCCAATATATAATAAAACCCATATTGGTTATGTGTGCAAATTGCTGGGCATACAACATTGACGTTTTTTGATTAGGTTCTATTCTATCGAAAGAGAATGAGGCTTTCTCTTTCTCAAGATGTTTAGCGTCGACAAACCAAATATTATTGTATCTGCAAGCAATAATATCAAACGGTTGTCCGCCGACCTTTTTCGGCAATATGTATGCCCAATATCCATTCTCCCGAAGGAAATTGGCAATGAATTGTTCCGTGGAATCTCCCACGATGTTTTGAATAGATTTTGTCATGGTTTTCTAATGTTCACTCCATTTAACCTTATCCCATAATAGCACCAGGCTTTTACGCCGTTTCGTTTGCGTTCAATTCCTGGTTTTGTTGTCAGCTCATAACTGAATTGACTTTCTTTCTTGATAAAATCGGTATTATTCGACGCCCAAATCTTATATGCCTCATAAAGTTCGGTGCATTCTATGCTTGAATGCGTGTCTATAATACATTTTTCATCGATAAATTGTGCAACTTGGTCGTTTTTCTTCTTGAAATCAGCCGTATCTGCTAACGTTTGCTTTGCTTTTATAAGACCGTTACGTTCCTGATATATCAAAAAGCCTTTTATGCACCAGCCGAGAATCTTATCGGCATCCATACGCAACTTCGACGGAAGCGATTTATCCTTATCTTCGTCCCTAAATATATTCCTGAACACAAACAGGAATATACGGCGCCAGATTCCGTAGTCATTACCGCGGATATTCGGCAAGTGGTTTGTAGACATCCAAATTTTGAAGTTAGGTTTGTATGTGAACGGATTGCCGAAGGGGAATCTTGCATTTAGGCGGTCGCCACCTGTCATAACCTTAACTTGCGGTTCGGACAACCGTCCGCCTTCGTCGGTTTCGCCAGTCGTCACAAATCTAACATTTTGCAGTTTAGCAATCGCATATTCTGCGGGAGAGTTCGATTGCCCTTTTTGCGTTACAAGCAATTTTGAGTCAATGCTCGTTCCGTAGTCGCCGATAACATTTGCAATCGTTTCTACAAGCGTTGATTTACCGTTTGAGCCGTCGCCATATAAAAGGAACATTGATTGTTCATCTACCGAGCCCGTAAGCGAATATCCCAAACACGTTTGTAAAGAGTCTATAATCTCTTGCGTATCTGCCATATTCCCGTTATCGAAAATGCTCCAAATGAACTTTTCCCATACTTCCGAACGTTCAAAGGATACTTTTGTGTGAGTGTTCTTTGATAATAGCTTCGTCTTATCGAACGGCATTATTATTCCCGTTCTCAAATCGACGATTCCCGAGTCGGTGTTGAGCAAATAATCGTCCTTATCGAAAGCACTACTTTCAATCGGAATATCTTTTAGCGACTGAAACTCCGACAACATTGCGTCTTTGCCAGCTTTATTTGAGATTCGAGCTGTATTTTTTTGCGATGCGTCGAGAATCTTCATCATTCTCTTTGCTTCATCTACACGACCTTGAGCAGAAAGGGCTTCAATCTTATCAGCCATTGCTTGGTCGTCGTCCTTCATTATTTCAATGAGTTTATTGGCATATTTACGAATGATGTTTGTACTGTCTTTTATCCACGTTTTACCAGTCCAAAACATAAATACCTTATCGGTTACGTTATACTTGAACAAGTCGCCGAAATAATCATAGAACTTAAGCGCGTTTCCAGTATCGGAATATGGATATGAGCCGTAAATCTTTCTAATTCTAAAGATAGGCTCTCCGTCTTCGTCAAGGCTTGGGATATATTCTATTTCGGGAGTAACAGGAGTATCATTCTCGTCTTTTTGTTTAGCAGTTTCGACAACGATAGCTTTATTTCCGACCTTAACTTTATCTACGAGTTTGGTTTTTATAAAGGTTTCGCCAACGCTTCTGCACGCAACGTCAAGTGTAATCTGTCCATAAGTCTTTGCGCCACGATGTTCGTCCCATTTAGGGCGCATAAGACCGCTATTACGGAAGATTCTATCCATTTGCGCCATATCTTTATTGCACCAAAATGCGAGCATTCCGCAGAACGCCATATCGGCTTTAGAAGCATCACCGCCCTGAAGGCTTATATCGCCGTAATCATAATATCTAAAAAATGTTTCAGATTGTCTTGAATTGGCAACGTTTTGGAGAACTTCTTCGTCTGAAAGCTTCAACGTTTCATACATTTCCGTGTTTGTTCTCGCATATTGTGGTGTTACGGCAACGGGTGCAGGCGTGAAAACGTACTTTTCCCAAAGCGGTTTAACTTCTTCTTCTCTATCTTGAATAGGCATATTTCTTATGACATTGCCAGTAAATGCGAAGAAACGATTTGTATCATACATTTCTACGCTGCCTTTTCTTCTTGAACCTTCTGGGAGCTTGCCTTTGCAGATAATATGTATTCCTTTCCCGCTTTGCGACCATTCTGTATATGAGTTTAATGTCGCTACGAACTCGTTTGCAAGCCTTTTGAATTCGTCGATATTTTCGTCATTGTGATTGTCCAAATCAACGCCAAAAATTCCGTCACCGAGGACAAAACCGATACCGTCAAAATTATATTTTTCACAACCTGAAATAGCAAGTTTGAAGGTAGACCACGTAAGAGAATCGTTTACTCTTGCCATTGAACCAGTAAGCGGATTATACGGACGCTTTGTGGTTTTGTTATCGGCGAGAGTTTCGACTTTGTAGCCGACCCAGCGTTTTAGAGATTTTAATTCTTGCGGTACATTTCTGTATCGCTCTTCAAGTTTTTGTTGTGTCATTGCGTTGCCTCACTTTGCCATGATTTTCCTTTAGTTTTTGCAGATGTCTATATAGTAGCAAACGAACTATGTTTTGTCAATATAGTTTTTTGAAAAAACATCTTATTTTTTTGAGTTTGAAAAAGCCCCGCGCTCCTCGTAACGCCGACTCGGAAAGCGAGCAAACTGGGAGCAGCAGAGCTTTGACAAAGATTCCTTTTTATGTAGCAGACAAGGCGAATCTTTTCCTTTAACTCAAATAAGAATCGATTGAAAAACGGCAGAATCACATTTGAGTTTGGAGCTGAAGGTCGGATTTGAACCGACAACCTACTGATTACAAATCAGTTGCGCTACCGTTGCGCTACTCCAGCAATATGTGAAGGTTTTATGAAAGCTTCTTAAGCGCGCATTATCTCGCTTTCTATTGTTTTAACGGCAACAATAAAACCTTCAAAACAAACGCCTGGCGGAAGATGTAGGACTCGAACCTACAACCATTCGGTTAACAGCCGAATGCTCTACCGATTGAGCTAATCATCCATGAATATGAGCCAGATAAGTCGCGCGAATTGTTATCGGACTCATATTGACGACACTGGCATATAGCGTGTCGTGCGGTTCGTTTCACTTCACCTAACTCAAACACTTAGGAGGGTTGCGAAGTGCTGTGTGTTTATTGAATAGCCGACACAGAAGGCTATTGGTGGACTATCTCGGTACCGCCCCGAGGTCTTGCGCAGTCCGCTTCGGGTTTAAGCGCAATCGAAACTTTTCATAGCCCACGCATGCGGTGAGAGTGAGCCAGCCGACTCTCTAACGGAAACTCTCAATTCCGCCGACATCTGCTATTTAATCATGTCGGAATCCTAATTAACTTGCGCAGTTTAGCAAATAAGCGAGGTCGCGCTTTGCCTCATACTTTTTCGACTTTAGTTTTCACAAGGCTCGGACACTCCTATGGTGCTTGAGGCGAGATTTGAACTCGCACTTTACGGATTTTAAGTCCGTTATCTCTGCCTGTTGGATTACTCAAGCATATTCCCGCTCCGTTCCCGAATAAGGATACGGAGCGTTTTTAGCTATTAGAATGGAAGGTCGCCGTCAACGGGTTGCCAATCGTCTTCAGCCGCCGTATTGGTATCGGTAGCGAGCTCGGACGGTCTATACGAGAGATATTTCACGATGTTCTTATCTTTTTGGTGGTATGCGTTTGCGGGGTCGATTTCGACTGTAACAATCATATTCTTCCCATTGAGGTACTGAATAAGCTCGTCATAATCGTCGAAGTCGAGTTTCGCATTCGGAATCGCTGACAAAATGCCGTTGATTTTGGTTTTGTTATAATCGTCTGTGCCGACTTGCTTATAAATCGAGTCGAAAATAAATCTGCCGCCAAATGATTGCTCAACGTCGTCTCTGATTCTGAACTTGCAGTTGATGTATTTCTCGTCGCTGTTGAACTTTTTCGCCCATTCACAAGAGAGAGTCACTTCGTAATCGCCTTTTTCTACGAGTTCGTAATTTTGGTCTACTTTGCCTGAAAAATTAAGTGCCATATTGTTTTACTCCTTAATATCTTTATTTTCGTTTTCGTGTTTTTCTTTGCATTCTTTCGAACACAATGCTACGCCGTATTTAGCAATGCTTGCGTCATACATTTCTTTGCTGAGTGCTTTCCCGCAAACGCTACAAACAAATTGCGGTTCTGCTTTTTTGAGTTGCTTCGGGGCTGGTGTGTCTTTGATTCTAAGACAAGGAACGATGTCGCGTTGCCATTTTGTCGTAGTTTCAAATATTACGATTTGTTTTCCAGTCCATTCTTCGATGTTTCCTGTGCCGAGAGCCTTCTCTATAGCCTTACAATTCGTCTTATTGAGAATCATTGGCTTTACTGCGACGCCGTTTACGTTATCTTCAACGAAATCAGCCACGATGCAAAGGTCTTGTTTCCCGCCAGGTCCTGTGACTTTATCTTGAACAACGTTCTTTATTGTCACAGTGATTTCTTTCGCTTTCCCTTCGAATGAGTATGCGCCTATATAATTATAGTTCGCAAGTTGCTTCCAATGTGTCATTGATTACTCCTTTTCAATTTCTCATCTACGCACTCATATCCAGCTTCTCTAAGTTGGTCGCCAGTTGAGCCAATGAGATTAAAATCGATTATTATTGCTTTTTTTGTTTCCCTACAATATGCGCATTTCTCACATCTCTGTGGCGCGGTTTCGCCATCGAGTATTGATTTAATGCGTGGCAGATGATGTTTTACAATATCAAGTGCTTTGTCAAGGTCGTCTTGCGGTATCTCGAATATTCCTATATCCGAAGGCGTTTCCTTTGTGATGCAGACAAGATAGCATTTCAATCTCTTGCCTGTGTTTTGATACACGATTTCTTGAAAGATTGCGAGTTCGATATCGTAGTTGTATGCGAGCGCAAAGTTAGTATAGGAATTAAAAGCGTCGGACCAAACACGATTGAAGTCTTTCATAACTTTCAAATCGACAATAGCTTCGTCTTTAAGATACGAGTCCATTTTGATTTTGAAAGGCACTCCGTCGATTTCTCCGCTCATTATTGCTTGCTTTTCCCCGCTGAGCAGTCGCATCATCTCTTTATCGATTTTGATTCTTTCGATTAAATCATCGGCTTTCTTGAAGTTCGCTTTGAGTTCACCTGACTTCAAAAAGATTTCGGGGTGTTCAGCTTTGAACAAGTCCATTTCTCCGCTGAAATATGCGTCCACATAAGAACCGATTAGCTGCGATTCTGTTGACGGAAGGTGATAGTTCGCAGCGGCACTCGCTTCACACTCAAGGAACCGACAAAATCTCGAATACGACATATAATCGTGATTAGTTCTGTAATTCGCCTTCGTCAGCGGTGTCAACTTTTTCATCCTCCAAAATGCTTATAGCTTCCTTATTATCTAAGCCGAGTGCGTTTATAATCTTTATAAACGTTGCGGGTTGCGGATAGTGCTTTCCTTTTTCGATATTGTGCAATTGCATTTCCGAAATCCCTATCTGTCGAGCCGCGTCCGCAGTAGACAAGCCTTGCATATAGCGGTTGCGCTTGACGTATGCTCCAAAGTTTTTACAATTCACGCATTATCTCCTCCTGAGTTTAGTTCTTTTACCTTGTTTATAGCGTTCGCAACTTTATCGAGGTCGCTAATCGGTATCAATTTGAGCTCATTCATCGCCTTGAATCTCGGATTTAACACGCATTCACCATTATCTTCGACATAAATAATCGTTTCAGGAATAGAATACGTAATTTTTACGACGTGTCTTAGCGAAGTTTCGTCAAAGTATGCGTATGCTTTATCGACGTGTATATCTATTTGCTCCAGAAAGTCGTGTTCTCGGTCATATTTCGTAGCCTTTCTTATTACTGATTCCGAGAGTCTGTCGAGTTTGCTATCGATGGCTTGTATGTCTTTTTTCCTTATCATTTATAATCCTCCATTCCTTTCGTGTGCTCTTATAATAGCAAAAAGCCCCCTTTTCGTCAAGGGGGTTTTATAAAAATAATTTGATTTTTTTTGATTTTATTTTAGATTGTCAATTCATAAATTCCATATATCTTGAATCGTCCTGCATGATACATCGTTTTTGGGTCTTGAGACGCATTTGTTCTCAATAACCCATCCTCATTTTCGACAAGGCAACTGCACATTGAAGATTCGATAGCTTTTTGATAGAAACTCAAACATATATGTATTTTGGTTATATTCATAGTACCATAAGCACTCGTATTATCTAAGACACCAGTTACTTCTGTATAAACGCGTTCCATTGTCGCCGAAAGAATATAACTTCCAAAGAATTCGTTATTATCAAATCCACGATAAACTGTGGCAGGAATTATTGCTCGTCTTTTAGCAAGCCTACCATATCCATTAACTGTCCCATTATCATATTCCATATTCTCAGACGGAATAAAAATATCTATAAAATGTGGTTTGGTTATGTCGAAATCTTCGTTTAGTGTTATGTTATAAGCAGCACTTGAAAGGTTCGCCCCAGCTATAGTTACATCGCCTTCCCAAAGTGCTTTTAATTGCATCCCGCTACCGCCACTTTCACCGAGTTTGTGGTATGCCGTATCGTATAAGTAAATGACGCCTTGCGTGAACGTGTCCGTCGTTGCCCCCGTGTGCTTGTAATAGGTGTTTGCAACGGGTGTGAAACCACTTGTCGAAAGGTCTTGATTTATAACGGGTATGTTGTCTAATTTATTATAATCAGCGATACTTAATTCTTGTGCAATTATTGCCATATTAGTTCTCCTCCATAATAAGATATAAGCTATTTTGGTTGTATTTCGATGTCGCGCCTGTATATTTTACAACAACGCCAATATTTTTCTCGTCGTCTAAAAGTGTATTCACTTCATCTTCAGTAGCTACATTTTTAGGTTTAGTCCCTGTTCCTGCCCCCGTAACGATTGCACCTTGGCTATTTATCAACTGCTTGCCCCAAGCCAAATCCGCCGCCGTTCCTTCATTAGCTAATGTCGGAAGCGGATAATATTGTTGACCGTATTGTTCCGTTTTATTCTTGAACGCAAAATATCCGTTCCAAGAATAGCCCGAAGACAAAAGCGTTGTCAAAGTAAGCCCTTCATCGAACGTAACTTTTGTTTCGAGCTCTGTATTATAATCGAATATCCAACCTTTGATTAAAAAATCCGAAGCTGAATTCGAATATATTACATGGTCTTCACCATAAGGATAGCCATAATATATCGACCACGCATACCCATCAGATTCGTTTGCGACAATCATTATCCCCTGTTTTAATGCCGTATCGCCAAAAGTCCACGTATCATCGCCAGCCATTAGATACTTAACACGATAATACTTCGAGTTATAACTTATACCAGTAATGTCCCATTCCGTAAACGAAGGCGTGCTCAGAGTGATACTCGTGTCGAACCAAACGTCGGTCACTGTGTCGCCAATATCAAACACACCCGAGAGAGTTGCGGGCATAACTTTCGTTGTTTTACCTGAATATTCGATATAGTTACCGACCCTGTTTTTAGAAGCGACAATTGCATTATAATCGCTTTCAGTGGACGGCTTCCAAGGGTTATTTAGCGCTTCAAGCGTTCCAGTAATTTTATTACCGTCGTTATCGTATGCTTCTTTACCAGATATTATTTCTTCTGACGACGCAGGATTTGTAAGCTCACCAAGCGTTTTAGAAGATAATCCAGTTAATACCTTACCTATCATATTATCACCTTATTCATTTGCAATTGCATGCGTTAATGAAACATTAAATGTTTTAGTCGTTGTCGGTTTCTCTTTCGCGAATATTGCGATTCCGACGCTTGTCGATTCTGCAAACGGAGCGAAGTTAGTTGACATAATATCGCCTATATCCGTAGGGATTACTTCTGGGACATATGTTTCAATAGGATATAAGTTTTTAGAGCCATAATAATGCAATACAGCCTGATAATTATATCCATAGCTCGAATATGTCGATGTTTCGACCCATACCGAAGGCGCTACCGAATCCGTGAACGAAATACAATTAGGTTCGATTCCGTTTTTTACTGGTATTTCTACGGTTGGGAGATGAACTCCATCTCCAGTAATGAACTGAATCGTAGATTTTGAATATTCTTCGCTATATTCAGTTGTCTTAAGAACTACGTTTGTTACGCTATCGCCTCTATTGCCCCTTTCTCCTTGCGTACCTTGCGGACCAGTTTCGCCCGTAAAACCTCTCGGACCACGAATATCTACTGCGTCAGGAATTGATGTCGGCTCTCCAACGGTCCACGATATAACACCACCTTCAGAAACGGAAGGAATATATGTTCTTCCGTTAGCGCCTTTGGGACCACGTATATTAACTTCGTTGGGATTATCAAGCCCACCATTATTCGTCCACGATATAACACCGTCAGACGACACAGACGGAGTAAAAGTAGTGCCTACAGGACCTTTAATATTAACAGCTGTAGGATTTTTTTTACCGTCGGTATTCATCCAAGAAATAATACCGTTTTCACTTACATGCGGAGTAAAAGTCGTACCGTCTGCGCCTTGCGGTCCTTTCGGGGCTATAAACTCAGCCGTAGTACCGTTGTCGAAGGTCTGTTTATATTTATTACCAGAAGACAACTCAGATACAAGCTCGGTTTTCGTTATTTTCGCACCAGTAGGACCTTCAGGACCGCGAATATAAGCAGGGCTCGGGTTTACTTTCCCGTCGCTATTCGTCCAAGAAAGCGTACCATCGACTACATGTGGGATAAAAGTTGTTCCTTCTTTCCCTTGCGGTCCCGTTGCACCTGTCGCTCCTGTCGCACCCGTTTCGCCTGTTAAACGCACATATGTTCTCAATTCGGCTACGATTTTATTCTCGCTCTTTGAATATGAAGATATGCCACATAAACCGAGATAATTTATATCGTTATTATTGAATAAAAGCCAAATATCATCGCCTTTATAATCATAGTCGAGTAAATCCAATGGAACGTTTATATGCCTACTATCCAGTATCACATCTGTCCCAAATCCTATTTCACCCGTTATGTTTTGTGTATATTGATAATATAATATATTATGCCCTTGCGAGCCACGAATATTTATTTTACTATCTTTCAAGAACGATATTCTGACAATAGAATCGTCTTCGTTGATGCTATCGACTTCGGCAAGAACAGCGAACGATTTATACAATTCAGGGAATGAAACTAAAGTGTTATCCCAGTAGATATATAAAACCTTTTCGCCGATAATAGGTTTGCGATTAAAAGTCGTTAATGATAAATCTATTTTATAAACGTTCCCTTCAATAATAAAATTGTGTTCTTCCGTAATTGCGTCGATTTTACCATATACGAGTTGCGGTCTGAAATAATCTCCAATAAGATATTGTTGAAGAAGCCAGTTAAACTCCGAACTATTTACGGCTCCGTCGGGAAGCATAACAGCATTTTCGACTGTAAATGAGACCCTCTCGAGAGAAAGGAATCTGCCATTCTCTTTCGCGGCTTGAATCGTCATCAAAACCACTCCGCCACGCTTGAAAACGTCGCCTTCGCTTACGAATTGAGTTGTGTTTTGTTCTTGAGCGTCCGCAAGCTCGGATATTCTTCCACACGGGACATCAATGACAAAAAACTCGTATTCTTTGCCATATTTGAAATGTTTTAGGTCACGATTTATATTAAACGGAATCGTTTTCTTTTTCAAATCGCCATTGTTACGGGAAACGGTATAATCAATCGTAACATTACTCCCGTCCGATGTGGATACAAGGGTTCCGTCTGCAAGCTGAAAACGATATAAAAGCGAATAAATATCCCACGGGATTTTACCCGAATCGGGAGCGTTCGCGTCTTCTATAAACACATTGATAGTATTTACTCCGACGTTATATTGTCTAATCGCTTCGTCGTTTATAGTTTCAAGCAACGTTCCTTTGCTATCAAAATATAAATACATAGGAATCTACCTCATTCTTAATTGCTTTTAGTATAAAATAAAAATATAGAATAGTCAAGATTTTTAGAAAATAAAAAGAAATACCCCGCCGAAGCAGAGCATTTCTCCCCAGGTCGCGGCAAATCTCCGTGATTCGCTACTGGTAAAATCAAATATAGGTTTGTAATTTAATTATAATGATTTTAGGCTATGTTGTCAATAGTCATTTTACAACTTTCATATAATATTTCAGTGCTTTACATTTTCCGACATCTTTATCGTCAAGCCAATCGATAGCGAGTTGAACATACGTAGCCGTATCGAACTTGGGACTATAATAATCCGAACGCGTCATATTGAGTATCGCATAGAAATCGCTTGCTTCGTGTTGGGGCGCATACTGTTTTCTAAGTTCTTCAGTTTTATCCCAAGACCAATATCCGCCGTGAGTGCCGTCTTTATTCTCCATTTCCATGCACCACTTTTCCGCAAGCTCTTTCCCGAGATGACCGTCATATGCGATTTTGTGTATTTTATACGCTATATGCTCGTATTCGCGTTCGTCTTCTGCTTTCAACTCTTCCAAAAACTCCTCGACTATATGCGTCAACTTTTCCATATCTTCGTGGTCGCCATGTTCTATTATATGACGAATATCATGTTTAATCATTTTTGTTCTCCTTTAACAGCCGAATTATTTCTTCGTTCTGTTGAATTATGGTCGATAGCATAGAGTTTTGAACATTTTGGAGTTCATCCATAACGCCGTCAACTTGCTGTTTATTGAGTTCGAGGTTTTGCAATCCCACAATAAACGAAAGTATAGTTAGCACGTCTAAAAAATCAAGATTATCCATGCTATCGACCTATTCTTACAGCTTAATCACAGAAACTGCAACGTTCGAGAGCGTAATAGCAACGCCACTATTCACGAGTGTAAGCGTATCAATAAGCTGTTGGCAATTGAACGTTCTCACAACCGCAGAGAATGACAAGCTACGCACTTCCGTTGTTGCCGTTGTAATCGTTGCGCTTGCAGTTGCGCCAGTGACTGCGGTCCCGTTTTGTTGTAATGCAATCGTCACAACGCCCGCTGCAGGCACTGTAAACGTTGCCGTAACGTTCACGAGATAGTAGTTTGAGCCACAATCGCTTATTGCAACACCGTTTCCAGCCTGCGAAATATCACAGCCACGTCTGCGGACTACTGTATTAAGCGGAATCGTGCCGCCAGCTAAAACCGACGTCGAAGTTGTAGTTGCAACATCAATCAAAGATTTACAAGACATAATTTTTCTCCTTTTTATAATATTTAAGGGACAGAGATATGCCCTGTCCCTTATTGAAAATCGGCTAACAGAGCCTTAATTTAGTTGCTGATTACGCGTCAAATTTGACCGCAGCACTGTTGATAACCACAGCCACAGAACGGATTGCCATTGAACGCATACGTCATCGAAGTCGGATATCTGACTACGCCGCACAAAGCTCTTTCGAGTTCGAGTTGCTGTATTCTGCCTTGCAAGCTCGAAATCTTGTCTTGAGCGAGAGTGTCAAGGACTTTCTGCACTTGAGCGGTCGTGTTCGCATTCGTGCACGCAAACTGTTGCGCGATTTCATAACCGAGTTGGCAAATGCCGTTGTTGATATAATCGGCTTTTTGCTCGATACGATTGCCGTTGTTCATGACTTGACCTTCAAGACGAGTAAAGTTCGCGCTGTTGTTCAAATCTTCAACGGTCGCGCATCTGCTATCGTAGCCACGATTGCCGAAGAATCCGCCGCCGCCCCACATAAGAGCCAGTATGGCAAAGATTGCGAAAGCGCTATTTCCGCCAAAGAGTCCGTCACCGTAGCCGTAGCCAGGGTTCATGCTCATAACAGGTTGAATACCAGTTCCTTCCATTTTTTGTTTCTCCTTTTTTAGATTTATTTATACATATCGGCATTGCGCACCTACCGAGTTGTATTTAGCTTTTTAGAGCGTTTATTAAGTCTTGCGGGTTTATGCCTTGTTGTCTGCACATGTTTTCCAGCACCGTTTGCGGATTCTGCCCTTTACACAATTGCATTACTTGAGCGAATTGTGGATTATTTTGGAGCATTGCCATCGGATTCCCTTGTGTCATCTGCATAATGCCCTTTACTTGTTGTATGCTTTGCATCAATTGCGGGGGCAAACCGCCGCCGATTTTGGTACCGCCGCTATCGAGAATATTCATTTTTCGCCTCCAATCCGATAAAACTACGTAGCACTTCGAGCTCTGTTTCGAGCTTTTCTACTTTCTCTTTCAATCGCTTATTTTCTGCGATTACACGCTTATATGCTTGTGTTTGTGACTGTTCCTGTTGTTGCTGTTGCTGTTGTTCCATGTCCAATACCTCCTGTCGCGGTTAGTTTTGTTATTTTATCGTTGAGCGCCTTAATTTCGCTCTGTAGTGCGTCAAATTCGTTTCTCGGCACATAGTTCGACAAATCTATCGCCGATTGCGGTTGCGCTTCATTTTCGTCCTTATATTCGCTTAGGGCATAGGTTTTGACATCAAACTGCCCGTTCGCGTCAACCTTCTTCTGATAAAGCAAGGATTTCGTGTTATCAAGGAATATATATTCGCTGTTCGGAGGCAATTTCGTGAGTCGTACATCTTCGATTCCGCTTACATACGTCTTATTCGTGTTTATCGTCGGTTGTGGACCTTGTTGATACATATTCGGATACATAGGATATCCATACGGTTGCGTCGCGGACGGCATAGAGTTCATTGAAAAATTGTTGTTGTAGGGATAATTAAGCATTTTCGTTTTCCTCCAAAATTAAAAATATATGTTCTTCGTCGTCGAGTACGGTAAAAATCGCGCTCGGTTCGACTTGGATTAAACCTAATTCTTCGTAAATGTCCATAATCTCAGCTCCTTTGCTTTTCTCAATTCAAGCGTAAAAGAAAAAACCGTAGAATACAATCTACAGTTTCTCTACAAAAAAGAACCAGCATATCGTTTGATATGCTGGCTCTCGCTCTTTTGGTATTAAAAGTTGTTTTACAAGGAGGATTATACCCTGAGCAGTTGTCGGCAGTGCGGGCTGTGCGTCTACGCCACCGATATAAAGCGCAAGTTTTTTCATCTACACGATGTTAAGGGTGGGAGTGAAAGCAAAAACTGTCGTATTGCGCTTGTAGATTTGCTTTTATATTATCACTTGTCTGCGGTTTTGTCAATAGGATTTATCAATTTATTTTTATACCGCCAACGGTCTTGTGTAATCGTCTCGGGCTCGACAAAATATTTGTCCGCGAGAGCAACAACACTTTCTTCGCTTCTCAAAATGTCCCATACATATCCGATTCTATCGCGTCTTACTCTCTTTTCAAGACAATACGCATAAAACTCGGTCTTGCTACAAGAATAAATCGAAAACGGTTGTTCTTCTTTTTCGAGTTCGGTTATCTTTTTCTTTCTATCGACGAACTCTTGAGCGAGCCAAGACAGAAACGCTATTAAGAATCCGACGATAACGCTACTGAATAACACCAAGCTTAACGGCTGTATTCTCGGTATCGCTAAATAACCTATACTCAAAGTCAAGAACGTACACCTCATTGTTGTGCTTGCGTGATAGGTTTTGGGGAATTTATACCGAAGTGCAAACAAAGCAATGATTTGAAAACACGCCTCAATGTACTTGTCCGTAAAATAGACAATAGGAAACAATAAGAGTGCCACTATTAAAAGTTGTGGTATTCCGCGAAGATAAAGTTTGCCCTGCACTGATAACCAATGCAGGGCGTGCATACATACGATTTTACTTCTCGTCCGAAGTTTCACGCATACTTTCGAGTTCAGCTTTATCGGCTTCATATCTCTTACGCTTCTTTTCATCATTACAAGTGGCGATTTTCTCATCAAGTTTTGCGATTTCTTCATTGATTTCTCTGTCGTAGCCCTTATAAAGCGGCGGCATTGCTTTCCCCATAAATTTCTTCTCCTTATATAAATTTGCATATAAATAGTATAGTAATAACCATACATACGCATCAATCATCATTATTGCTTGTGATAGAAAGTTTATATCTATGCACATTAGATTTTCACTTCTGATATAGCCAATCACAAGTTGCCCTATAGTATGAGTTGTGAATATTATTACAAAAGTTCGGAAGTCGGCTTTTAACAAATAAGGCAACACAATCATTGCCACAAAATTAAGTATTAGTGCCACTTGCGGGATAAACACATTTGCAATAAAAGTAGGCATAATTATAACGAGCGATACCAAGTATTGTTTTATGCTCAAAAACCACTTATGACAACAAGCACATAGGTAGAATTGATATGTTAGTAGTGTAGTAAAAAAATATATTATATTCCCGAGCCATTCACGCTCATCAATAAACTGTCCAGCCTTAACTATCTTCTCATTATTGACAACAATGACGAACTTGTCCGCCAACTGCGGAATGAGTTTCAATATTGCATAGGCACCAAGAAACACCCAGCACAATATTATCATAGTTCTCAATACTCGCTTATTCATTTTCACCTACCTATAAAAATCCCACTAACAACTACGCTTTGTGCTTTGTCATTAGTGGGATAAGGAGTGTGTTTTATTTTGTTTGATATTCCGCTTGCCAATCCGTAAACGAACCAGTATAGCCATTGTTTGCGACTGCGGAACGATATTGCCGTTTCTGCTCTTCGAGTGCAAGTCGGGCTTGTTCTTCTTTAATCTTTGCTTCGGCTTCGGCTTCGGCTTTCTGCTTTTCTTCTATATAGGATTCGAGAGAGCCTTCAAACATACCGTTAAGCACGTCGAGCCTCCACCCTTCTTGATATTTAGCTTGAATGCGTTCTTTTTCGATTTTTTCAGCTTCGGCTTTTGCGGCTTCTTCGGCTTCATATTCTTGCTCTACTTTGTCAAGGGCTTCGACTGCCTTAGTAAAACCGAGTTTATTTGCAAGAAGTCTAAGTGCCTTTTTAGCAGGACCTTCAAATCCAGCGCCATTTACACCGAGCACAATAAATATAAATAATGCGATGCAGACAACCGCGCCAATAACTATAATAGCCCAAAGCGGAAGTTGGACATTACCCCAATACATTCCCCCTGCGGTGACCGCGCCACCAGCGATAGAAGCAATGAAACCAGAAATAATACCCAATATCGATTTCGGGTTGTTTTTCAAAAAGGTCAAAAATTTGTTCTCTTTGATTTTTTCTTTACACATATCTATAAACCTCAATATTTTTTTTGTTTTGTCGTTTCCCTCTTTGTATGTCAACTTCTTCACAAGAGGTTTCAATACAATTACGATGCCCTTCGCAAGTCCCTTTGCTGTGACTTTTACGGTCTGAGTTAATATTACTACTAATAGAAACGATACTGCTTTTGCGATTACAGTAGTTATAGTATATGCGATTGCTTCTTCGATAAGTTCTTCGATGATTTCGTAAGTTAGGAGTAATCCAAAACCCTTACAAAATGCTCTTATCCACGAACAAACATCTCCACGTTTTCTATCAATATTACACGATTTGTTGCTCGCCGAACATGACAGGTGCGGGGCTTTCCTCTGCACAGTCTTGACAAGGTTGTTCATCGTGCGCCTCCGCTACCACTTCGTCCACAATGCCGAGTCTTGCTTTGAGGTTATCACGATATGCAACTACCTTAGCAATATATTCGTCATTGTATTCGGAAAGAACTGCTTCTGCCTGTGCGAGAGCGACTCTTGCATTTTCGACTGCTGCGACTGCATCTTCTTTACCGCCAAGCCAAGCATTGCACTCTTCATATTTGTCGTGCATAAGTTTTTCAATATCGACAAATTCCATTTTATTATCTCCTATACTTTATTACTTTAAGTTTGTGCTTATATGATTTTTAAGCCACTAAGTGTTCCGAGAACGACTGCGCTTGCGACAACGAGTGCAAATATAATCCATACTGTGACCTTAATTCTCGGTCTTGTGCGCTCGTCTGCTCGTTCGTATCTGCAAATAATGCCGTCAATTCCGTCAATCAACATTCTAACAAAACCGCACGGCACTTTGATTGCCAACACGAATACAAGATAGAACGGTGTCAAAATCGAAACAACAATTTTTTGCAACCACTTCGGCAAGTGCGAGTTGATGTTGAAAGTGTCGAATAAGACTTTGTATGTGTCCCATTCTGCTTTTTGGATTTCGGTTTCGGCTTCGATTGACTGTTTCTTCGCTTGCTTGACTTTCGTGTATTGTTTGTCAATGAGTTCGCTTTGCTTTGCGCTTGCAAGAGCGTCAACAGTGCCTTTATCTTCGACTGCCTTTGCCGTTGCCATTGCACCGACAACATCTTCCGCTTGTTCTTCGTAGGTCTTATCGGTATTGAGTTTGAAGTGAACATCTTTAAGCGTCACATCGGCAATAGACTTTTCGGTTGTGTTCGCAACCTGAACAGCCGTTTCTTGCTTTTGCTCCTGCTCTTTTTCAAGTTCATCAAAATTAGTCAACTCAATCATACTTCTACCTACGCTAACAATATAAACCCCTTTTTAACAAATGTCAATATTTTATGACAAAATTGTTTGATTATTTTTTATTCGGCTTCATCTTCTTCTTTATAAACCTCAATTCCAGTCAAATCTTCCGTAAATTGATAGTAGTTCGCTCTCAATCCGAGATATTCATCAACAGTAAGCATAACAGTTCCACTCAAATCTTCAAGTGGATATGTTATAAAATTGTGCTTGTCTATCGGCTTAACATAAAAATGCTTGTGTTCGTCATCAAATGTAAGTCTATTTTGTTCAGCAAGTCTTAAAAAATCTATTTGCATTTATTTGCTCCTTAATAGTATTGTTCGACTTTTGTTATTGTGACAACGGCTTGACCTGTTGCTCTTGCCAAATTTTTGCCTTTTGTCATATAAAAACGATAATTCAAATTACTTGAAACTGCCGACATACTCACATAACCAGTCACAGTATAACTACCAACCGTTGTGGATGTTTTATTAGTGACTTGTGCATAACTCGTAGTTAATTCTTTCGCAGACAAAGTTGTGTTATTGGTTGTGGTGACGGAACTACCGCCCACGCCAACAGATACAGTGCCTGTAATCCTTATAGGGAAAGATGATACATCTTTTGTTATACCAAATGTTGATAATGCGACAGCAGATGTTGTATTCCCAGTTGTTGGATATTCTTGCTCAATCGGGTTGTTTGCAAGGGTTTGATTTATAGTAGTGGCTTTTGAGCCTGTCCACATTGTATTCCAACTCTTAACTGTCTTATCTGCTATTGCACTAACTGTAATTGCACTTGTCACCGTTATTTCTTTTTCAAATGCCGTTTGTCCAGTGCTTGATAATTGCTCTGTACCATTTATCTTCACAGACGAAAGAGTATATTGTACTCCACTTGGGGCAACTGCTATTTTTATAACATCTCCATAATATATCTTTGAGCCACTTGATAATGCCACCCCTGTTGTTGCGTGTTCGTTCGGAGATGTATTCCTTTGCGCAGAAACAGTGCAATCAGTACCATTTAGAATAAGGCTAAACGGCTTTCCCCATACTGCCGTTTCAACTCCGTTTTTAATCGTTTTGAGAACAGTTAGGTCAGTGGTTGTGCCATTCTTTACTACTTTTATTTCGGTCGGCAATACGCCGTCCACTTGTAGCGCCATATTATCACTCTCCTTATGGTAGCGTTATAGTCAATGTCGTTCCTGAAAGCGAATAGGTCGGCATAGATTTCCAAATCGGTGTTTTCCCATCTCCTTGCGATGTCAGAACTTGCCCAGCTGTGCCTGCATTACCTTGAAACATTATAGGAACGGCATTAACCCCGTCATCATCTATGTTTATTCCGTCATCACCAAAACGAGCTATTGTATCAGAGTTTGGCTTCCAAATATATACATTTCCAGTTGTATCATCTGGCGATATTATAATATCTGTTAAACCGTCACCTCTTTCTATTCTAAACCCATTTACTTTGAGGCTTTGATTAACCCCAATGTTAAATGTTTGACTACCGCTAAATGTGTTCCCACCGCTCAAATTGGCTTTACCGCTTACGTCAGGTATATCGCTTATTTTTGCATAACCTTGCGCTTCTACCCACGCTTTAACTATATCACCACGAGGCACTGCATACTGATACATATTGTTCCCATAATTAGTACCAGTTTCGCCTGCTTGCAATATCAACATTCGTCCAGTATTGTAAGTATTATTTCCGTCGTAGTTTATATAGAGATTGTCTTTTGAGCAAGCACCTTTGCTGTCTGGTGTTGATACGCCACATATACCCCTCGTGACTAATCCAGCGTTTGCAGCAGTTCCAGCAAATATAATTCCGTTTGGAGCGACAAGTTGATTGCCACCGAGCGTAGTCGTTGACTTTGTAGTTCCTAAAACGCTTACGCCTGTATTTTCGGTTTTGCTTAACTTCCCGCTTACATCTGGTATATCTGACTTCAAAGCCAACACGCCTTGTGACGCACCATTCTTATACCATTCTGGTTGAACGCTACTAAACATTCTCGCAGGTCGTGTGCTACTACCAAATTGAGTTGCAGTGCCACCGCCGTTATTCATTAAAGATGTTCCACCAGCGTCATTATACTGCGATACATTGATAGCATTGCCTTCTTGAATAGTAAGGCTTCCTGTCATTGTATCTCCAGACTTTTTAACTGCATTTTCCGCAACACTCTTTATATATGCACTATATTCTTGAATAATGCCGTTCTTATACAAGTAAATCGGATGTTCGGGGACGAGTTCGATATTAGTCGCACTGTATGCTCTGCCGAGATAGCAATAGAAATATCCATCGTCCGATGTAGGCAACGATTGCGTGATAGGATTATCTGTAGCAAGTTTGAATTGACTTCCGTCTGCCGTGACTTTCAAATACACGCCGTTAGGAGCAACCAAAGTAGTACCAGTATTGAACGAGTATCTCAAATCTATGCCTAACTGCTTGTAAAGCGTACCAGAGCCAACTTGTCCATTCGCACTTACTGTCGTAGTCGAATTGTAGTAGTAAATGCTATCAAACAGGTTGAAACTCTCGGTTGTGAGCGTTTTCGTAGTCGCAGTCGAGTTATTAACATTGTTAGCAGGTATGAGCAGTCCGTCATTGTTGACGAAACAAATCATATACCTATAAAGCGCACTCTTTGTTTTCGGTCGCGTATTGTAAACACGCAACTGCTGTGTATTCGTGCTATCGTATATATTTTCGACTATCCACCCACTTGTGTCCGTTCCGCTTCCGATTGCATTTGCGGAATAAGTCAAAGCCAAAACGCTCTCTTTGCTGTAGTGGCTCGTGAGTTTTGTGCCATAGCGGAAATAGACGGTTTTCGCACCAAGACCGTTGACATTAAGCGTATTCGTTGTCGAGTTGTACGAAGTTTTGAGCCTTACCTTTACCGTCAACCCCTCTGTCAACGCAGTAATGTTAGGAATTGTGACCGTCCAAGTTCCTGCCGTATCAGAAGTGCTTGTGTCATAGCAAACTCCACTACCGACTTTTTGGTAGTTTTCAATGCCATTGACAGAATAATCTGGAATCTTAATCTGGTCTCTTGTATTAGCACCAGTTTTTATTGATGGGTCTATAATACGAACCGCCATCATTACACCTCAATACTGTATTAGGTTATAGACTCGAATATAAGACCGCCAACCATAACATCGTCTGGAATAGCAGCTCCCTTTTCTATGAACGCGAACGCTCTACCACCGGCAGTTGCTCTACCCTTTTCGTCAACAGTAAGTGCGGTATAGCTACCAGTCTTGATACCAGTTGTAGTAAGTTCAAAATCAACTTCTGTTGCGCTCGCAGTAGTTCCTTTCATATCGACAAACAGAACCTTTTTTGCAGCACTACCGTTAAAAGTCGCCTCAGAAGCTGGGTTGTCACCTGGTGTTATAGTAAGAGCATTTGCAACTTTGTCTGCACTGGTTGCCGTCGTTGCGCTGCTTGCACTTGCTGCGTGCGATGCTTCCTTAACTGTTGTGCCGTTGCTTTCAAAAATATCACTTATTGCGTGTCCGTTTATGTTTGTAGTGACATTAGTTGCATTCGTCGCGTTCGTCGCGTTAGTCGCATTTGTAGCATTAGTAGCATTTGTGGCGTTAGTTGCGCTATCAGCACTACTCGCCTTGCCAACTTTTGTTGTGCCGTTTACTATGTTAGTAATCGCAGTTGCATTCGTGTTCGCTTTAGACAACGCACTATCCGCAGTTGATTTTACATCCGTATCAGGAACGAGAGTTTTGTTAGTATCGTCCCACTTGACGAGATTGCCATCAGTAAGACCTGTTCTTGTAGCAAGGGTTTGCAAATCACTACTATTTACATTTATGTTGCCACTTGCATCGAGTACGACATCGCCAACTTTTGCGTTTCCATCGCCGTCTATAACAAGTGCGCCGTAATTTGTGCCGTCATACTTGGGAACAACAATACCAGCAGGAGTTGTGAGCTTGGTTGTATTGCTCTTTGCAACTTCAATGAGCTTATCTTCAACACGAAGCGTTGTACTATCAATTGTAGTAGTAGAACCGTTTACGTTAAGGTTACCGCCAATTGTAAGGTTGCCAGTAATGCTACCGCCAGCCTTGTCGAGTTTCTTGTCAAGTTCTGTATTCGTTGCATAATCGCCGTCAACTGCACCAGTTACTCTACCTTTGGCGTCAACAGTAATGCCGTTGTATGTTCCAGCTGTAGCCCCACTATCTTTAAGCTCTACTGTTAGCGTATATACACCGCTTCCTATATCTTCCGCTGTGCTTGTGAAAGAATCATTGTCAAACAAAACAGCAGCAGAAGCAGAACCATCATATTGTATACTATTTCCACCGCCGCCTATGACTATTACGTCTCCAACTTTATCGGCAGTGGTAGCGTGTTTTGCATCGGTTGCATACTTAACACTTTTATCAGCGTCTGCTGTGTTATCCACATTGCCAAGTCCAACCGCAGCTTTCGTAAGTTTCGCAATCTTGTTCGTGACAATTGACGAGCCGTCTACAGCTTGAACATCGTCAACTTTTCCTGCATTGGCAAGTCCAGCACCAAGTTCTTGGAGTGCGCCTTCAACGTTATCAGAAAAAAAGTAATTACCAGCGTCCTCAATTGTTACAATATCAGCAGATGTTTCTTTCAAAATCTGTTGTACGTCACCTGCAGCGTTTACTACCTTCCACTCTTTCTCTTTAAGCGGAGTGCTCAATCTTTGTCCCATATTATATATTCTCCTTTATTTTTTCGTATATAAAATCTCCGACGCTCAACTTGTTAAAATCAGCTTCTTCGACATTATCGACACTCAATATCTTCGTGTTCATATCCTTTATCTGTTCGAGCGATATTCGTTTGCTTTCATTATCGACATCGACATAGAGATTCGCTTTTTGCCTTAGCTGTATCGTAGGCGTTTCTGTTATCTCTTCAAAAATCGATAATCTTAGCGGTACGTGATTGGCTTCGGTTGCGCCAATTCTCTCGACAGTATTTAATAGATATTCAAACTGCGATATCGAGATTCTTTCCGACGGCACAACGACTTCTTGTTCGATAGTGAACACAACCTTACCGAGAGTCAGTTCTTTTTCACCTTCGTCATATATAGCCTTTATAGAAAGCGAAACAGGACCTGCATCCTCAAAGATATTATATTCATATTCGTCGTCGCCTATTAAGCGTCCACACGGCATCAATATCTTGAACATCTTATATTTGATTCCGTATTGGAACTTTTGTAAATCTCGTTTTGCACTGACGGGTATTGTTTCAGTTACGATTTCGTCGCCTGGATGATTTACAGTAGAATAGACTTCGGTTTCGTCGCCGTTAGGGCGCTCGAACCAATAGCGCAAATATTCGGGAGAATCTTCGATATACACATATATCGTATTAACCTGATGATTATATTGGCGCAATGCTTCGTCGTTTATAGTTTCGAGCAGAACGCCGTTTTTATCAAAATATAAATACATCTTAATTCTCCGTTTTTTGTTATCTTACGAGCTGCAGGTACCAATAATAACTTGTAGTCGAGCTAAACTCGCATTCTTTTATGATTTCTTCTTTTTGTATGTTTTCAACTCGCCAAAGCTTATCCTTATACTTTACAAGCGAGTTTTCGGTTATTCCGCTAAGGTCGTCGCGGCTTTTTATCATTACGTTGTGCTGGTCCGCTAAAAACGCTCCCATTATTATATTAGAAGAATCGTTTTCGGCTTCGACTTTTTGAGCATAGAAGTATCCAGATGGCTTTCTGTTATATATATACTCTTCGGAATTGCCGACTCCTTCTTCTGAACGAATCCAGAACGGGCAATAATTGAACATTCCGCGCCGAGAGTGGTAAATATCGACTCCTGCCATATTATACGCTCCATAATCCCGAACCAGCCCAGTCACTCATTCGGATTTTTTTGCTCCAAAGTCCGCAAAGTTGAAGCTCCATTTTCGCATTCGGAGCCAAAGACATTCTCTTGAGCGTTGAACTATCGATTACGACGCCTTTTTCGGGGTCGATTCCGCTATCTACCGACATATCTCCGTTCCTGAAAACATAAATAGCCTGTTCTAACAGCGCTCTCTTATAGTGTTCTTTTTGGTAATCGGAAAAATTCGGGTACTCAACGCTGACTTTTCTGAAACAATTTGAGTCTATGTATGTTTCCATCCTATCCTCAATACGTTTCAGAAATGCCATTTGTTTATTACTCGGGTTCGTGTCGTCTTTGATTACGGCTAAATCGATTCCGAAATAGTCCCTGAACTCGTCTGGAGTTATGTATTTGGTTTGTATTTGTGCCATTTCTTACCTCTAAACTAAAGTTTAACACACTTCATTCTCGATTGCAAGTATTTTATTCAGTAACGCCTATATATTCGTACAATTCTGAATCGCCATATGTCCCGCTATCGTCAGAAAAATATACTTCAATTCGATATGTTTTCCCGCTTTCGATAAAGTTCGTAAATGTATAAGATATATTTTTTATCTCAAGAGCATTTATATAATCACCGAAACCAGCGACCTTAACTTCATCTATGAAAACATTTATATGAGCTAATACTCTTATGCTATTGAGCTCGTTCGATATCGTAAGAGATAATGAGTCGCCAGATATACTTTCTTCGCTTACTATCGGCTTTCCTATTTTTGTCTTTATTATGAAGTTTTTATCTTCAAGTACCAAAAACGGTTGCAATTCGGAACCGATATCTTCTCCGTTGCATTCTATCGACGATATCGGGAAGTCCTCATTAGGAATATAGCTTACGTTTGCGAGCTCGCCAGCATAATATTTGCCTTCTCCACTGATAACTCCTTTCAGACTCTCTTTTGACGCAGGAGTTTTTAATTCAACGCTTATATTATATATACTTGGAGATATTCCTTGTATCTCGTCATATTGCGAATATGTAGGCGCAGTATATGTCCCATCACTCTCTATGCAGTTGTGGATAACTCCAATCTGTCTGCCTACGTTATCGAAAACGCGTTCGTCACGATTCGTTGTCTTTGTGATATAGATGTCGATATAGCCTCTCGCTATATCTTCGGGAGTCACGTTCACACCGAACACGAAACGATAGCCAGATTGCTCGGGCGCATAGGAATATATATAGTTATTATTGTTATAATCCTTCTTATATGCCGATTTGAAGTCAAAATACCAATAATTAACAGACTTTGTGCCTTCTGGTACGTCTTCGAGATTGATATGGATTTTGGATTCGTTGCCGTCGCCGATTATTTGGAATACTTCTGACGGTTTCTTATCCACAAAATATTCGTCTTGGTTAATATCATGAGGCAAAATCTTATAGATATATGTTTTATCTATATAGTTTTCCACATTATATTGGACGAACATATTTTGATTTATAGTAGATTCTGCTCTCTTTTCTTCATAAATAACGCCTGCTTTACTAAAGTTATCAATTTCTCCTTGATGTGTGAACTCAATACGTAAGTCATAGAAATCCATAGCGTACATTAGTATTAAAGTGTCAATAGTACCTTCTTCTACTCCGCCCTCTATCAATTTATTATAGTTACCTGTACCCTTTAATATAATAGAAGTTTCGCCACCTACATTACCATTTCCGTTATATCCTATTGACGAAGTAGCAAAGTTATAAGATTGTTTTAGATATGAGAAACTAAATGAGAAATCAAAAGGAACATCATTGCCTTTATATTTGATATAGTTTATAATTTTTTGTATATAAGAATTATCTTCATTGATAATAATATGTACTACGTCTGGCTCATCGAAATTAAAATCAAACTTAATATTGCTTCCTGGAATATATAGATTTTTATATACAGTTTCGTTATCTTTATATTTATCGTTACTATCAGAAGCAAGATTGCTCAATTTTACAAAGTAATCGCCAAAAACGATATCGTTTTGTTCGTTCGATATCGGCTCAACTTGTATCGTCATATTGATACGCTCTTTATTATCTTTGTATATATCTTCTTGCTCTATTACAATGCTATTTTTAGTTTCCTTAATAATGCTACCAGATGGCGTTTGCTTCAACATCGGTAACGCTTTTGAAAAATTATATATTTCTAAAGCGTCATTGCGATTATCCACTATCAAAGACGGAGTAAGCGTAGTATTGTTTACTTCAAAACTCATATCTTTTATAACGCCTGTTTCGTCATCGCCAACAATATCATACCATTCTTGTTTCGAACCGACATAATAATCGCTTTTTTCAGACGGATTCTTGAATAATAATTTATATTCAGAACTCCAAGTAGATATATAATTCCCACCAGAAGCATTATCATCCATTGCAACATTAAAGCAAAGGTTATTCCCACTCGTAAAAGTATGATTATCTACGAAATAATCTTTCCCATCACCAGCTCTAATAATTGCAGTATTTATTTGGTTGTTCTCCCTATCCGCATCAAACGCACTAAAGAACTCTTTAGATTCTATTCTTTGCCCGTTAGAATCTATAATTTTGAATAAAGTATCTTCGTCTTTGAACTTCTTGTCTTTTGAGAGTATTAATATAACCTTACGCGTTTCAGAACGGTTTGTGCTCTCTCCGTAAGACATAAGTTGATTCGTTCTATATCTTGCATAAACACTTGTATAGAAGTTCTTCAGCACGTAATCCTGAATTCCTGCATAAGATACGATTATATAGTTATTGTATATAGAATATTCACGGCGATATATAATAACATCGTCGTCGTTACCGATTTTGCATGTGTTTCCGAGTTTTAATAGCTTCGATACAGAATAGTTTTTACCGTCGAGCCTACCGTTGATTACGTGTGTCTTGTTCGCAAAACGATTTAGCTTTTCTTTCTGCGCAAAACCGTCTTTTTCAAGCAATGTAAGCGAAGACGAGACGTTATCGTTTTGATAGATGTTATCGTTGCCGTTATCTCTTGTATGGATAAGTGCGCCATCATAAAAACCACTATATTCAATTTCGAAGAATATAGTTTTTAATATTTGAGGACCACTTAGCTTATCTTCTACTTCTTCCCCACCAGGATTAAACAAACAGTCAAAATTAGGTTCGCTTGTATAGTCTTGTTTTATCTTATCTGGGAAGAAGTAGATATTATCGTTTTTATTGCTATCGTTAGTATAGAACTCTCTCAGCTCATCTTGTGATGTTTGTCCCAAAGGATTTATATAGTCAACAAAACCGATTATATTTTCTATATAAGTTTTTGTAATATCATAAGCATTTAATAATGATTTATCTTCATATTTTTGATAGCGAGTTCCCCATCCATCTATAGAATTACCGCCAATTGAATAGGAAACCGTAGCAAGTTTATATTGAGCAAGGTCATAAATAGAAGTAGGATGAGCCGTAGGGTTCTCTAAATCTCTCCAATCTTGCTTAAGAACGCCCCATTCTGCTTGATTTTTTATCAACGGAGTAATATCTTGTTTGCAAAAAAACCAAATTTTATCTGTTTTTTGTTGTGTCAGATTTATTACAGAAGCGCTTTTATAGTAGCACATATAAAACTTATTAACTTTATAGATTTTATGCGTTGTTTCTAAGTGCATATTATCTATTGTCATAAGTGCTTGGTTTTTATTTCTAAAACCAAGATATTCTACAAAATTACATGTGCCGTCTTGAGATAGCGCATCAGTATATTGTCTACGCACGCCGTCACAATAATCGTCGCTTGCCATTTGCCCGACGATTTTGCTTACTCGACCTTCATTTTTCTCCGTTTCCATATCGAAACTACCAGTGCGCTCCGATATCGCTTTCGCATAGATTACGTTATCTTTCACATACGGAATCATATCCAACGTCACCATAAGCGTCGAAAGCAAATCTCTGAACGTCGGATTCGATAAAGTAAAGTCTTGACAATAAACGCCACCGAATATAGCTTCTAATTCGGGAGCAACAGTATATTTTTGAGTATATGTCCAAGCATTTTCATTGCTACTTCTTCTTGCTATTGTTTTATATTTTGGAGAATACAATTTTGTAAAACGCACAAGATATGTATATATATCAATTTTTTTAGATATATTAAGCGGTTGCGTAACAGAAATATTCGGGAGCTGTATCGTTTCAAGCCCCTTCGTTTCGCTGAACAACTCAATCGCATACGAATATATTCCCTGACTGAGATTTATAACATCTTCAGAGAATCTATCTACAAGCAAATGCCTATAAAACGGAATACCTTCTTCGTCGCCGTCATGCAATCCGCCGCCTTGTCGCCATAAGGCTATGTGCTTATCAAAATAATCGTCGCCGTCACCGCTTTCGTATATGTACACGTCATCATACGGCTTTAAATTCTTTATTTGCGGTATGTGAGAAATACGGACAGCTCCGCTATCGAGCGTTTCATTGTATTCTTCCGAAAACGTTATGCCTTGCGCTATGTTTGCTTTGTATTCGATATCGTGTATTCTTACAGTCAGATTCATATTAGTACTCTGTTCCCCTTCCACCATTCACAAGACTCGCTCGCGAAGCCGAGAATTGCGTCTGTGCGTTTACTGCATTAAGTTGCATATTATATTGTTCTATCTTTTGCTTCTTTGCCGTATCCATTTTGAAAACGGTATTAGCCGTACTCGAAATACCGCCGACAATAGCTCCGACCGCGACTCCAACAGGTCCGCCAGCCAATCCTGCCGCCATTCCAGAAAATGCTCCTGCCGCTATAGATGATAATATCGACTTACCAGTATTTATTTGCGTTTGTAATACGTTCATCTTATTTTGCGCGATATAATCTTCTTTCAAAGAGAAATATCGACTATGTTCCATAAGGCATACGGAATATGCAGTCGATGCTGCGTCTTTCAAAACTTTTGCAGCAATTCCAACTGCGGCGAGTTGCCCACCCGTCAAATTATCGTTAAGGAAGTTTTGTATTTCTCCTTCAGCGGTTTGAATCGGATGAAGAAGTTTTTTAATTCTTTCCATCATCAATTTAGCAGGGCTTTTTTCTTTTTTGCCACCGCCAGCACCTCCAGCACCGCCAGAAGATGAGTCTTCGCTACCGCCTAAGATAGTTATTGTTATTTTGCCGTCCATAATTATTACTCCGTAAATGCCAACGAAATCGTCGGAATCTGCCCGACTTCTTGCGAGCCCACCGCATTAGACAGTTTATAATCCTTTATCCTCGCATGTTTCTTGTCCCTATATATAACTCCGAGCTTGAACGTTTTGTTCATACTGCTGGTATTATTCGTATATGCCGACGGGACTTGTGAGCCGTCGTCTGCAGTCAAATATCCACCCGTTTCGTCAACGGTTCCCAATATATCCAAAATATCGTTTATCAGGTGACAATCTGACAAAACAAACGTCGTAAACCCTATCGTCACGCTTCCGAAACCGATAACAGACCTTGCGAAATCGTTTGAGTTATAAAATGCTTGCGTGTCAGGATTCAATATAAACGAAAATGAAGCCGACATCTGCGGGACTTCTTCTGCGGATTCTTTACCGTTTTCGTCGGTATAATAGTAGTACACTTTATACTCGTTCGAGTTCTTGCCGATAACGAACGCCGCCGACATCACGACCGCGCTACGATAACCTTCGTAAACGACATTGAATCCGCCCGAAATCGAAGGCGATTCGTAAACTTGGTTAATCATATCGTCGCTAACACGTTGTAGATTATACTTTTGTGCGTATTCATAAAAGAGAGAATATGCGGATTCGATTCGGTTTTGTTCTGTCAGCGCCATAATCGTCGCAGGCAAAACCGTTTGACCGAACACAACTTCAGCCGCACCGAATTTGACTACGATATATATTGCGTTCGGGTCCTTATCCTTCAACTTCATGAACTGTTGCTCTTTCGATAATACAATTTTGAAGTTTTTATACTTCTCATAATTCTCGGGAGCGTTCATATATTCAAGAAGTTGACCTTGAATCAAAGTCAATATCTCGTCAAAATTAAGTTCTATTACTTCGTTATCAGCCATTATTAGTTAGACTCCAATGCCATATTTATTTCTAATCTATTTACGGTTTTCCATATCTGTATAGCGTGACTTACGCATAATGCAAAATAGCCTTTATGCAATCCGCTAAAACCGCCCGAAAAGTTAATCGCAAACGCATAACTATCTTGGCTTATAGGTTTAACAACGCCGTGTCGCTTATAAAACGCAATATCGTATATTTTAGGCGGTATCTCCACTATAAAATTGCCTTCTTTGTCCGACGTTATCGTAATGCTTTTCATTAACTGCCCAGAAAGGTGAACGGATTTGAACTCATTGCGAAACTGCTCTGCCAAAATCTTTGCCAGACTTTCTTTTAATGATTGTATATCGGGCGTGTTATTTCCGTTCCCGCTCTCAACCATAGCATTAGACGGTAGATAAAGGACGCTTGCCATAAGAATATTATATATTATCAATATGATTTTTTCAAGCCTTTTTCTTATTTTAACAAAAAGATGGATACAGTTTTCGCTGTATCCATCGGCAAAGGGAAAACGCAAAGCACATAATTGTACATCTGCTGCAATCATTATATCACATAAAGAATAAAAATCAAGAGAAAAAAAGAAAAAGTTGCGATTTTCTCGCAACCTTTTCTTAAGGAGTACTATCACAGCAAATTACCGAAGCAACTTATCTATGTTCTTAGAATATTTGGCAATGTTTGTATCGATTGAGTTGTTAAGATAATCTCTATGGCTGTTATTATCCGCTCTGAGCACGTTTAGGACCGAGAGAACGTTCGCCTTGCCATATTTATCGACAAGCTCTTTAATCGCGCTTAAAACCGAGCTGGTGTCGTTTTCGTCCCAGTATCTACCGAACCCGCTCATAGCCGATTCGTTATCGATAAGGTCATTGTACGCGCTCGAAGCCGCGTCTGTGCCGAACTCAACGCCGTCGTCAAGCATGTCATTAACAGATTGCGCATAGCCCGAAATCGCTCTATCGTTATCCGAAAATTCTCTCTCAACGTCTCTCAAGTTGTTATCGAACTTGTGTCTATATTTGTCAATAAGACTATCAGCGTAAGCGTTTCTTCCATCAGAATCAAACGCCTTAAAATAATCGGAATTTTTCATCGCTCTGTTAGCGTCCGATTTCTTGTTCTTCAAAAACTCGTAAAAGGATACGCCTTGATACTCGTCTTCGTCGAATAATCCTTCCGTTTCTCTCGCTAACACGTCAGAGATATCGACAACATCTTGGGGATTTGCCGTTTCTTCTACGACTTCGGGTTCGAGTTCTTGCGGGATAGGAGCTTGCTCTTGCACTTGCGGTTGCTCATCAATGGGAGCCGCAGCAGTCGGAATCGCATAATAATCGCCTACAAGACGGTCTATGTCTTCTTGCGAGCTCATCTTACGCATTCCCTGCATAACCATCTTTGCCTTCTCATTGCCGTTTCGAGCCGCATTCAAAATCTCTTTGAACTTTACATTATCGATATATGGCATCTTTTTTATCTTCCTTTTTATTTTTCTTTTTCTTAGGCAAAACACCAAACAGCCTTAATACGCTATCTGGTATGCCGTTTTTTATTTTGTTGATTTTGCGTTGGTGCTCGGAAACCAATTCGATATTATTGCCACCGCTTCCACCGTTGCTGCATTCGTCCATATTTAGCCCTCTTTCGCTCCGTAAAGCGCCATTACATCGTCGGGAATATCGTCTTCACTCTTAGGCGGGAATTTTTCGTTCATCATACGAGTATATTCATACTTCGCACGACCCGAGCTCTGTCCTATAAGCTCTTCCCAGTCGGATTTCTCAAAAGTGTCGCGAAGTGCAAGTCCTTTTTTTGTAGCCTCTCTATCGAGAGCATCATCGCCGTCCATTGCGGCTTTGCTCCATTGCTTTTGATATTCTAAATATTGTTCACATTTTGTCATAATTTTTAGTCTCCTTGCATCGGATTATCCTTTTTATCATACGGCGGGACAGTATTATCGTATGCTTTACCTTGGGCATTGTCCCAATATGATTTTTGATTATATTTTATCATTAGTTCTTGTGCTTGTTCTCTTGTCTTTACCTTAAAACTAATCTCGGGCTCGTTATCATATACGCCGATAAACACTTCCGCGTCGTTTTCGAGTGCGAACTTGCGCGCTTCTTCGTCATACTCTTCAGGCGTATAGCGTCCGAAATGACTCTTATAATGTCCGTTCTCGTCCGCTTCGTTTCGGTGAAACGTCACCATATACCCATCCGTCAAATTAACAGGCTCGCCCGTCAAAAAGTCGTAGGTGCCTTCAGATTTGCCACGATAAGACTCGAGTATGTCTATAACACCTTTTAACTTGTTATTATACTCAACTTCTTTGATGCCCTGTGTAGGCTCTGCTTTCGTGCCCGAAGCGCTCGCGAATCTACCCTTGCTATCGTGATATTTATTGCCCTTCGTATTGTCAGAAATCATACTTTGCTCCGAGATATTTTATTACGTACATTATATGACCCAAAAACGCTTTTGTCAACAATAAAAACAAAACGTCCCATCGGCGCATCTTGATTATCGCATATTCGGAACGTTTTGTCAATACCTTTTGAGATATTTTTTTGTTAATCTTCGTCTTCGCTCTTGAACGAATCTAAAAATGTTTTGATTTCTTTAATCCTTGCACTGTTGTCAACACCGCCTTTATACTGTTGCACCAACAAATTTGTCAGCTCGATTTGCAAGTTCTCGAAATCAGTCTGTGTAAAATTGCCGTTAATTGATTCCATTTTCGTTATTGCCTCCTTTCCCCTTTGTAAAAGCATTATATTTGTTTTTGAATACAGTTTCAACTGTCTTCATAAAATCTGTCTTTTGGTCCTCCCGCAAATGTCTCATATTCGCAAATGCTTCTGCGAAGAATTCAGCATAACTTTTAGACGCATACGACCCGTAGTTTTTCTTAACTAATTCTTCCATTGTAGCACGAGATACGTTTAGAGCTTCTTCAACTCCTTCATAGATTTCTCTCTCTATCTCAATACTCCTTATAAGGAGTCTTGTATGAGCACTCATGAGTTCTAACACTGTACTATAATCGTTTGTCCGATTCTTCGATAAATCAAACAACTTTTTAGCCACTTCAGGATTTTCTCTCAATGCCCAATCTCTTATTATTGCATGTCCATATTCATGCGAAACTGTCGCCAAATCAGGTCTTTCGCAATTCGCAAGCATTGAGCCACGGGTTGAATAAGTATGCAAGTGATGTTCACGAGAAATTATTTTATTGACTTGATATTCTCTATTCAAATGAATTGTAGGTGCAAATTTTGCCCCCTGTGTTATCCAATCATGAACATTCACATTGCCTTCATTGAATTCGAAATTGCAATCACCCAAAATACCATGTCTATGATTAGTTTTTATGCAAAAACCTTTTATAGGATAATCTTCCATTAACCTACTCAATGTGTCTTTTATCTCTTTTTGATATTCTGGCTCAATCCCTTTCAATTCAATTGATTCGAATCGCTCGTCAGGGTCTATCTCTTTATTATCCACTTTCCCCAAGAATGCTTCCCATCTCGGAGAATTTATAGGTGTTGGCGTTTCGCCTTCATTCTTTTTTATAAGCCAACTCGGAATCGTAGTTTTTTTATCGTCGAAAACTGCCTTCTTTGAGAGTATGTTTTTCAAGCCAAAGGCGAGCGCGGATTTTTTATCATCCGCGTTATCGCCGCCATCGGCTTTTGAACTTGGGGAAGAAGAAAATCTTCCTTTTTCATCATGGTTAGGATTTCCCTTCGTATTGTCCGAAATCATGTCTTACATCCTTTCAATCATATCTTTGATTTGTTTGAAATTCTTAAATTCGCCTTTCGCTATAGAGTCAACCATATCGTCAACATTTAGACTATATCCTTTCGAACTCGCTAAGTCAACAAGACTCTTAATTTCTCTATAGTTTTGCGCCATGAATTTATCGGGGTCAGTTTTTGCCAGCGAATAATCCACGCCATCGTCGTTATCTTCTTTAGGCGGGTCTTTCGGTTTGAACGGTCCTTTACCAGTAAAGTTCTTCACTTCGGAGATATAACCTCGCGTTATAGATATCGCGTCTTTTCCAGATTTTCCACCACGTCCCACAGCTCTATCTGAAATAGAGCCAAATTCTATTTTTGCGCCGCCATTGACTCCAAGGAACGTGTCATCCGTTTCTCGATATTCCATATATGCTTTTACAAAATCTTTCGGCGTCTTAATACGCTCAGGAAGCCTAAACATCTTACCGTCTGGCATAATAGCAACGCCTTTACCAGATTTCTTTGCAAAAGTAATATTGATTCCAGTCAAGAACGGAGGGACTGTTTTGCCACGAGACGGACCATATTCAAGCGGTTTTTTATTCGCACTATTATAAGTAAACTGTCCGTTCGTATCTCTCGGTTGCATTTTCCTGTTTGCCTTGACCCATTCTTTAGAGGGCGCCTTCACGCCCCTAGGCAACGGCGTGCCTCCACCAGGATATTCTTCGAACTCTCCGATTTTAGGCGCCTTACGCGATGGAGCAGACTCGCTAAATATATCTTTCCATGATTTTTTTTCTGTCGCCATATTCGCGTCTCCTTTTTCTTATTAAAAGGGGCGAACCCTTTTATGAATCCGCCCCAGCGATTCTCACGCTACTACAATCATGCAACTGTAACCGTAGTCTTTGCCAAAACCTTCTTGTTGCTGTCGATTGCATAGAAGGTCGTAGTAGTAGATACAACGTCGCTAACCTTCGCAAGAGTGAAGTTCGTAAGCGTGCTTCCAACACTCGGTGCCGAGTCAGAGCTCGTTCCAACAAAGCAGAGTGCGTTGCCAGGAAGCGTATTGATTGCCGTAATCTTCGTCACACCGTCTGTTTTCTTAGTTCTGATATCAATATCAACAACAGGCTTTGCAGCTGCTGTGCCAGAAACTTTAAGATAAAGCGCAACTCTCTTGTTTTCGGGCACAAACACATCGTGATAGATTCTCGCGAAAATCGTGTAGCCGTCGAATCCACGTGCAGCAAGGTTCGCTTCGCCCGAGATAACTCTAACTTTCTCATACTTCACAACGTGCATAACAGCACTCTTTGCGACCATAAGGAAGTCAATCGGCTGGGACTCTTTGTCCCAATAATATCCGCCTTGTCCAAGTTTAATGTTTGTACGAAGTCTGTCAGGTGCAACTGTGATAAGTCTTCTTCCTTCATACATTTCAATCTTGAAACGGATGTCTTTATTCGCGGTAAAATCGTCCTGTGTAAGGAATTTTTGAACTTCGCCCGTATTACGAAGTGCATTGATGAATGCAGGGGAGCAGAAAACAATCTGGTCGTCCGCAGGAACTTCGTGCTCTTCGAAATATTGGAAGGCTTTATTCAGCGCCGCAAGCGGTTTATCGCTATAGGATTCATTATCAACTTTTCCGCCAAGTTCAGCATAGCTTGCAATCGTGCTCAAGCAGTATGCGTCAACTTCAGGAACGATAGTGGTACGGCTGATTTCCGTAACACCAAGACCAACAAGCTCTTCACCGCTTTCTTCGTTATCGAAGTATTCGACTTCAAACGCAGCCGCTCTGTCGCATCTGAGAGTGTATTCTTCCCAAACAAGACGCATTCCACTCTTTTGATAACCGAAATCGGATGCGCCGACAAAGTTTTCGCCACCAGTCGGTTGCGGAACTCTCGTATCACCAAGACCGTTCGCGTTGTTGTTTCTGTAGTAGTCGTTAAGACCACCGTTTTGGAACTTACCAATCTTAACCGTCTTTGCACCCGTGAATTGCAAAAGCTTCGGATTCGCGTCAAGAACGCTCGTAACCGCTTCTTGTTTGTACACAAGGTCCCAATACTTAGGACTATAATTGGTAATCAATTCAATGTTGTTGTTAGGCATAATTTTTTACTCCATGCTTTTTATTTTTTATTTTTTGTTTTTGTTTTCGCATCAGTAAAATTATGCTCTCGCCTTTTCCCTTTTATTTGTTGCTACAACTGTTTTTCTTAGTCGTTTTTGTCGCCGAACCCGAACAACCTTGCGGCTTTTTTGTCGTCGTCTTCGTCGTCGTCTTTTGACATGCCATCGCAGCCTTCCTCCTTCTTGCATTCTTTCGCGTCTTCAACGTCTTCTTTGTCAACGCCTTCAGCGGGCTTGTCGTCTCTTTCCCAGCCTTTTGTCTTCTTGTCTTCGTCTGACATGGATTCAAACTCATCTGTGAACTCGTAACCCAAAAGACCAACAAGTGCTCTCAATGTTTCAAGGTCGAACTCGTCCTTTGTATACATCAAGTATAAAACCTTGAGAATATCTTCTTCGCTTTCTCCGCTTTTTTTCAAATCGTCGATAGCTTCTTTCATTTCGTCAACTGTCATATCGTTCTATCTCCTTTTTATTAAAAACCAAATAATTTCTTGGCGCGCTCGTCACTCGTCTCGGCTCCTTCGCTATCGTCCACGTTCGCCGCTTCGTTTCCAAGCTTTCTCAATACCGTCGGCTGTGCTTGAGGTTGCATTCCTTGCTGTTGTTGTGCTTGAGGTTGCATTCCTTGTGCCGCAATAACACCACCAGCGCTTCCTCTCCACTCTGGATGACTCGGTATCATCGCCTCTATGTTTTCGGGCGTTATGTCTATGCCCTTGCCTCCAAGTATTAACTTTATGTCATCCCACCTGCTCTCGTCAACCTTCGACTTCAATAACGCATTCTCAGCCATCAACGCTTTCATGCTCGCACCCTGTGCTTGATATTCGTCGTCAAGGTCATAATACGCTTGCCCTTTTCCAAACACGTCGTCCAACTCTGCGTCATCACTTACACCATAACGCCCATATAGCTCTCGTAAGGCACTCTCTCTCCCTTCTTGCCTCGCTCTTCCTACAAGTTCGTTCACTTGGCTCTGAGTAAGCATCTTCTCCGCTGGTTGTTGTTGCTGCTGCTGTTCTTCGTCACCTTCGGAAGCAATCTCTTCAGAACTCGGCTCATCGCCGACTTCTGTGGGTTCTTCCTCATCATCATCGCTCTTTACTTCGATTTCGATTTCAGTTTTGGGGCTTTCTTCGGAAGGGACTTCAGAACTCGGCTCGCCGCCGATTTCTGGACTTTCTTCGGTCTCTTCTGGGCTTTTCAACTTTTCTTTTTCGTCCACTTTTTACCTCTCTGTCTCGAGTTATTCCTGCATTGTTTTACGACTCGCAGTCCTGTCTATTTCATATCTTAACACATCAATCAAAACTTTGCAACACCTTTTTTTATTTTTTTTTTCATATATGTTCCAAACGCGTTCTCTGTATCGGCGCCGATATTTTTGTGCCAAATGCGTTCGCGGTGGGCTCGGGGTCGCGGCGGGAGTCAATATATATGTATATGTCCAAAACCCCTTTCGCCCCCTACCCCCTACCCTTGTTCGCTTTCGGCTTACCCTGGGGAGAGAGCGAGTGCCTGCGCCTGCGACTGATACGGTATGCAACCGTGCAAGGGATTGGGTGTAGAGGCGGGAGCGGATACGATGTAAAAACAGTATCGAAAAAAACTTTTGATTTTTTTGAGAAAATGTATTCAAATGGTTGACAAAAAAAATCTATGGGTATATAATCTAAATGTAAGGTGGTTGAGAAAAGCAACCGAAACAAAAGGAGAAACGACAATGACAACGACAATCAACAGCAACAAAGGATTTTTCAAAGGCGATATCACAATGGTTATCGATTCAAGGCTTTACAATGTATGGGCAATTCAATGGGGTTGCAAGTTGGGAAGATGCTATGATAACAAAACGAATATGGGCTTTTGGGTTGAAGGTGTAGGCGACTATGAAGTGTGGGGTATCGTACCATTGGAGTTGGTTGAAGATATCGAAAAAGCAAAAAGCGTAGGCGAAGTCGTATTGGGCAAAGGTTGCATAATGACGTCAAAAAAATCCGAAGCAAAGATTGCATTAGTGGCATAAAAAAAATGATAGCGGTTGAGAAAATCACCCGCTATTTTTTTATCGCATGTGTACCGTGCAAGAATTAGCGTCTGATGAGGCGGCGGAACTCGTCACAAGGGAAGATTGAGTTGAGTTGTGTGTAGATTTGTTTTCGGATTTGGAAGTAGTCGTCATTGGTATAGTAGTCGGGCGTATAGTGATAGGCTCCGTATTGGTGAAGTATCTTTTTAGGCGATGAAGAAAGAACGTCTGCGGTTGATACGGGAACGAAGTAGTGCTTGCAATATGGTCTTGTGGTCAACCATATGGGCGATTTGACGACTTGTTGAATGGTGAGAATGTTTCGATTTTTGATGTAGGCTAAAACTTTATAATAATCGCTACTGCCGACTTTGGTGCGCCAGAACCTATCGATATAAATCTTGCCCTGATAATCTGAATGGTCTTTTGCGCAATTTGAATGGTAGGAACACACATAGAAGATAGGCTCGTATCCGTTTTCGTTTTCGAAGTTAGAGATATCTGCTCCCAGAGTTGAATGCTTACGGCGAAGAGAGACAGCTGCGTCAATGCGACGGGAAATTGACATGAGAGGGTCGTAAGCCGTGCCAGAAGACGCGACGATGCGAGTCCAGTCTTTGCCTGATGCTTTTGCCCTGCGAGCGAGATTAAGAGCGTTGTTGTAGAGTTTAGAGCGTTCGTTGCGTTTTAGACCATTGAAAGAATTAACGATTGTTCTGATGTTGAGAGCGATATCGGAAATGCGATGGTTCGATTTGACTCCACTTACTACTGCACTCATTAGTTGTTGTGTCGCTTTGATTGATGAAAAGGTTTGACGTCTCATACGAAGATTTTAACACACTACCTCCGAAAACGCAAGAGGTTTCGGCTCCGTGCATATATGTACATGCAGAGGCGTTAGCAGTCCTAATAAAATATTTGCCCCAAATTGCAAAAAGTTATTGACAAATGATATTTTATTTGATAATATATAATCAAGCAATGGGGAACAAATCCCTGAAATCAAAAGGAGACAGTTTTATGATAACGAAAGAAATGCTTATGGAAAAGGCGATTGAAAAAGGATATGGAATTATGGGCGAGAACACCATTGAATACGCCTTGAACAGTTTGTGTGCGTATTCGAGAGAGTTCGGCGAGAAAGACCTTACAGACACAATCATAATGGTTACAACAGGAAAGAAAGAAATCGACAACATATACAGTTCGGCAATAGCCGCCATTGAGTACTTTGAGAGATACAGGTTCGAGATAAACAATGACTTGTATATTTATGGTTGCACCCCTGATAACATTAGCGGACTTGATGTTAGAGACGTACTTTGCTTGGGAGCGTACAACAAGATGAAATTGGCGATATGGGAGTTCGAGTGCGCAGTCGGTAAAATTACAGAATGGTTCGACTTGGAATACTAAACACATAAGAAACAAGGAAACAGAAGTGGCGGCGGAGATGATGAAATCCGCCGTTATTTTTATGCGTTTTTGCCGTGCATTTGAAAAAGGCTCTTCTTGGAATAACACAAAAATACAAAAGAAAAGAAATAACTACGTAGTAGTAAAAAGAAAAGAAAAGTAGGCAAGACCTAATGGAGCGATTGGCAATTACTATACTATGTATAGTAAAAGTTGAGATTTTTGGAGTTTTCCCAAAACTTTTTGAAGAATTGATATAACGTATATATATTTACTCATATGTGTTAAGAACACATATTCGTATATATATACTAATATATCAAGGTTGCGAGTTTTTTAGAAAAATCGGATTTTTTTCTATAATAAATATTCGTGAACTTTTCTACAAAAATTTGCTACGGGAAAATCGCAAAGTTTTCTAAAAAAGTGACGAGTTTAATATATATAAATATATATTAAGTTTGCAAAAAGTTTTGGGAAAATGTTTTTTGGCGAGCAAGTTACTATACTATGTATAGTAAAAGTTGAAGATGGCATTAAGTCTTGTTTACTTTCTTTTCTTTTTACTACTACGTAGTTATTTCTTTTCTTTGCTTTTTTGAGTTATTCCAAGAAGAGCCTTTTTTGGAAAATCGCTGATTCCGTGCCCAAAAGCAGCATTTTCATTATAAGCATATAATATATATAAACTATATACATTCTAAGTTATGTAGGTTATATATAAGTGAAGTCCATAAGGATGTGAGCGAGAACGGGAACGGCAATGGTATCGTAGGTAGAACGAGAACATGAATGGCAGTAAGACCGAAACGGTATCGTTATCGTAGCCAGAGCAGAACGGTATCGTAGCCAGAGCAGAACGTAGATGTAAGCGTAGCCAGAGTAAGACCGTGCATATAGCCGTATGCAGAACAGCAGCGGCATCGGAAGCGTAGTGCCTAAAAAAAGTTTTTGGGAAAATTAAAAAAGTTATTGACAAATGCAATGGTATATGATATTATATATATGCAACAAGATTATGAGATTGTTGTGTCAAAGGAATATGGGCAGTCGGTCGGCGACTCATCCGCAGTGTGACAGACACTGAAAAGAATACGCCGATAAAGCAGAGTGTATGAGACACTCTCTTTTTTTTGCATATGCGACCGTGCAAAAAAATAATCTCAAAAACCTGTTGACAAACCGAACTATTTGTGATAGTATATAAGGGAAGTAAACGAAAGGAGCAATGGCTATGATAGCAGTTAGAAGTATTAAAGATGCTTGGCAAAAGGCAGACGAAGTTTTCCCCACAGATTATATCAAGGACGAAATCAAGAGCGAGAGAGCAGGCTATGGTATTTATGTAAGTACCGCAGACGGCGTAAACGCTTGGATAAGCGACTTGGGCGACAGACTCGAAGTAAATCTCGACAATGGTAAGACGATAATCATATGGATAAACGAGTCTCAGAAGTTTAAGGAATGGCAACTTGCAGACGCACTCAAAGTTATAGATAGTACCATATACAAGATTGACGATATGGTTGATAGCAGGCTTTCGGAAGAAACAGGAATTGCAAGAGCAAGGGAGTTGCTTTATGGAGCCTATGGCGAAATCGCAAAGATATTGGACGAACAGTATCCTGAAAGCAAACTTTATGCGGAATACAATCTAATGGGCGCGACGACCACCAAAGGATAACAACTATGACAGATGAACAAAAAATTGAAGCAATCAAAAAAGACCTACTCGAATACGCTTATACCGACGAATACGTTGATATTCACAATCAATGGTGCAGAAAGCGTTGTTGCGAAAATGATATAATTTACGAGATGAAAGACTTTAACGAACTAATGGGCGGGCAAGAGCCGAAAGGCAATTTTAATCCGCTTGACGAATACTTTTACTATTATCTCGGAAAACTATACTCGACAGATGACCCCGCACTAACAGAGAATTGTAGCAGAGTAGACGAGATTGCGAAGTATTGTGTGATGAGAGATTATGACTTTGGGTATGGCTTTATAAGAGACACACTCGAAGAAGAAGACTAATCGCAAAGGGAAAAGAGAGCGACCGCAGAAATGCGGTTGTTTTCTTTTATGTGGCGGGACCGTGCTGATATTGCCTCACAAGCTTGTGAAACAATTTTGAAAAACTTTTCAAAAACCTATTGACAAACGCTTTTTAATATGATAATATGTAATCAATCAAAGGGAACACAAACCCGAAACCAAAGGAGCAATGATTAGAAATGAAGCAATTTGAGATTAGAGCATTAGTTGGCAAAAACGGAATGGGAACGATTATAAGCGAACGCATAAACGGGACAGACGAAGATTGCAACGCTAAAATTGTGGAACTCAGAAAAGAATATGGCGGTTTTTACAGTTGCCAGATATATGAAGATGGTATCAAAGTTTTTGATAGCACTTGGAACGCAAACTAAACAACAAAAACCGACCGCAGGCGGTATATCCTGCGGGAAGGAGTTATATATGAGAAGTAGATTTACAAAAAAGAGCAACGGATATAATCCGTCGCGGCGATTTACGGCGGACAAAGTTGTTGTCAAGGTGAAAGATACAGCCGACAGCGAATATCGAATTGTCGGGCGTTATACGGACGCAAAACTTGCAAACGAAACAGCAACTGAGCTCAAAGATTGTTGCTATGATGTGATTGTTGAATATTGAAAACAAACCGACCGCAGGCGGTATATCCTGCGGAAAGGAGTTATCTATGGCAAAGAGAGCAAAAAAGATTTATGCAAAGGTGAAGAGCGACAAAGGTTTTTACGTTGGTGATATATGCTATGTCTTGAATGACGATATTTATTTTGGAGTATGGCGAGATAAGTATCAATTTGAAGATGGGCAATGCTATACCGATGACGGCAACAGTTTTGGAGTAGCGTCAACGGCATATGGCGATGGTTGCTATGTTGGCAGCGATAATGTATGCTATGGTGTTGATGCAGGTGTATTGGGCATTGTACCGCTTGAACTTGTCAAGAATGTAGAATATGCAAAGGAGATGGGACGCGTTGTCGAAAGCGCAGGAGAAGCCGTAATGGCAGCCAAAGACGGATTGTTTTACTTTGAGTTGCCAGGCTATACCGAAATATTCATAGAGACCGCATAACAGCGGTTTCTTTTTTTTATAAGAATCCGTGCAAAACCCTATTGTAGAAACGGGTACGATGTGATATAATAGAGAATATGAAGACGAAGAAAGAAATTATTGACGGAATTATTAACGAAGCAAACAACGAGATGATATTGGCTATGGAGAAGACAAAGGCTAATAACGAAATGATAACAGAGAAGTATAATACGACCCTGATGATATTTGTGTTCATAATCTTTACGCTAACGCTTACAGCAGCGGTACTCATGTGGACCGTGCTTATAGGAGGTATAATATCAGGAGCGAGGATAATGTCGGCGATGGCAATCGGCATTATCGGAGTCGTCTGCATATTCTTCCTTGTGCGTTGGTGCTTTGGGCTTACAATGGCGTTTAAGAGCGCAATCAGGAACAACAATGCCAAACTCGACAAGGAGATAGAACTAATCAGAACCAGGTGCCAGGAGCGCATCTATCGCGAGAACGCGTCCGTGCAATATGCGTCTTCTGCTTCTGTTTCTGCTGACGAAGAAAGTTTTTGATGAACTGAAAATAATATAAAAAAGTAGTTGACAAACATAATCGTATGGTGTACAATAAAGATAATCAAAGGGGTACAAACCCGAAACCAAAGGAGAATGATTATGGAAAAAGTTATCTTCAACGGCAACGACAAGGAAAGATTTGAACTCATTAAGGCATTGAGCGACAATGGTGACTTGAAGAAAGGCGCATATACAAAGGTTGTGTTCAAGAGCAAAAAGAAAGCCTTGTCCGCTTATGAAAAAGCCAATGGTGAAACGGTTATCGAGAAAGTGAGCGAAGGCGTTGCGAGATTTGGTATCAAGTATCAAAACACTGCAAGTTATAAGAACAAGATTATTGACCCGAACCAAGAGCCAAGTCGCAATGGTGTGAGCCAATATGATAGCCTTGTGAGCGGATATGAGAACCTGCTTATCGAAACTAATAAAGACGGCAAGGTGAGCCACAAGATAAAAATCTACACAAGCAAGAGCGACAATTTGAGAATGTCAACGAAATGGTATCTCAATGGCAAGGAAGTGGACAAGAGCGACCTTGACGGCATAATGTGTAAGAGTACAAGCAAAGGTGACGACCTTATAATGTTCACCGTCAAACTTGAAAATCTAATATCGATAGGCGGATAACGGAAACGGCGGGAGCGTAAACGCTCCGCTTTTCTTTTTACATCGGCACCGTGCCTATGTGGGATATGAGAGACAAAAATATTTTTGAGAATATCTGATTTTTTTTCAAAAACCTATTGACAAATGCTTTTTAATATGATAATATATAATCAATCAAAGGGAACAAATCCCGAAACATAAGGAGAAACTACTATGAAGATTTACAAAGAAGAGAGTTTGAGCAACTTTGAATGGTGGAGCGGAGCGGAAGATACCGCAAGACGCATTGACGAAGAACGTGGCGAAAGGGGTTGGAACGAACTCGAAGCCATACTCGAAGACGCTTATCCTGACGGAATGGACGAAACGGAACTGAACGACCTGCTATGGTTTGAACCCGAGACCGTTTACGAATGGTTGGGCATCAGAGACGAAGAAGAAGACGAAAACGAATAAGGAGAAGAGAGAGCAACCGCAGCAGCGGTTGTTTTCTTTTACAATCCGTATCCGTGCTATAATCGAACGTTGCGAGTGCAAGAGTATAATCTTCCGCCCTGAATCCTGATTGCGCTTAAAATCGTTTTCAGAGTCTCACAGGGAGCGACCGTGCTATATATCAATTTTTACCCCTGTTGGGGGTGTAAAAACAAGAAAAATAAAAAAATCCAAAAAAATATCAAAAAATGCTTGACTTTTGAAAACGTATCATTTATAATCCTAAGTGTAAGGTGGTTAGAAAAAATCACCAAAAAAAACAAGGAGTAAATGCCCTATGATGAAAGACATCACCAAGCAAGTTTTGGAACAAACCCCCGACAAGTACGAACTCAACGTTGACGTTGATACCATTCTCGCCCACGTCTTCGGACAAGCCCTTAAAGACCTTTATACGGCTTGCTACGACCTGAAAGAAGAACAAGCCAAAGCAAACGCAAGCAATGCCAAAATGAAGCACCTGAAAGAAGAAATCAAAGATATTATCGAATACTTTGACACACCATTCTATACGGCGCATACGGACAAGAACAAAAACGTCTGGTTGAACTGGATAGCGACTATGGTTAAAAAGCCCCGTATCAAAATCGGACAAATGATTGACGACATTATGTTTGCGGACGAAGTACGATAACAAGGTCAAAAACAAGAAATAAAGCGGTTGCAAATGCGACCGCTTTTCTATTATGCCCCTGTCCGTGCTTGTAGGCGACATCAGGCGCGCCTAATCGCCAAACTCGAACAAGTTATCGAAAACGGCTTAAAGTCGCTTAAAATCGATTATACGGCTTTATAGACGGTACCGTGCTATATCCTGTCGCGAGAGGAGACAAGATACGGACAAAAAAATATTTGAGTATTTTTCAAAAACCTGTTGACAAAAGATTTTTAATTTGATATAATCTAAGTACAGTAAAGGTTGAGAAAACTTAACCGCAATATAAGGAGTATATAACTATGAAAAAGAACAGCAAGAAAGCAACACTTTACAGCAACATAATCACCGAAGAAAAAATCGAATCCGCAAGACAATATCTGCTCGAAGAAAACGGCGAAGAGCCGACAGACGACGAACTTTGGGATTGTGTGTATGCCGAAGAAAACCTCGACTGGGACGTCTTCGAGAGCGAATACAAGAAGTATTTTAACACAAACAACTTCGTAGCAATTGCTGACCTGGGACGTTGGAATGGACGTTTTAAGAGTGGAAAAATCTTCACCAAAGGCTGGGATAGTTTTTTCAACATTATAAAAGACTACCACAACATCGAAATCATTGACAACAATGGACATCTCGAAGTCGTCGGATATCACCACGACGCAACCGACTATATCGAGTTAAGAGAACTTACAAGAAAAGGCGACGAATACGCTATGAGCTATCACTGGGATAAGACCGAATACGAAGACGCTAAATCTGTCTGGAACAACTTCCACAGCCGTCTTCCGAGACTGTTTGAAAGAATGGGCGCCTGATAAGGTGCCTTTTCTTTTTGACATCATATAGCACGGTGACGAATATTGCCTGATTTTTTTTCAAAATCCTATTGACAAACGCTTTTTAATATGATAATATATAATCAAGCAAAGGGAAATAAATCCCGCAACTAAAGGAGATACTACTATGACACAAGAACAAAAATTAAACGAAATCGAAAACATCATCAACAACCTTAGCGACGACGAAATGGTTGCCCTCAACAACGAATATCAAGGTTGTGTAAACGGCGACAACTATATCTACTCAATGGACGATTTTGACGAGATTATGGACGACAATACCCCAAGCGAAATTGCAAATATGGTGACCTATGGAGACTATAACCCGTTCAATATGTGGTTTTGGTTTAATGGCTATGGCAACGTTGTCTCAGGCGACTGTCCTGAATACAGCAATGGTTGGGACGTCACAGCAATCGCAGAGCATTGCGTAGACGAAGACGAAGACTTTGGCTTTGACGAAATTAGAGAGATTCTCGACGAAGACGAAGACGACGAAGACGAAGAGTAAAAGAGCAGCGGGACGGAACAGTCCCGCTTTTCTTTTATGCATGCAACCGTGCTATATCGACAGCGGCGGCGGCTCAAAAAAACTTTTGCAATTTTGTAAAAATGTATTGACAAACGATAATGTTTTTGATATAATCTAAGTACAGTAAAGGTTGCGGAAAGTGACCGAAACGAAAGGAAACGATTATGAAACTTGCAAATTGGAACATCGAAACAATTACAGGCTACAAGCCTAAGACAACGTTTTACACCGACTTTTCAATCGCAGACGGATTTGGCAAAAATGCAATTCTCGATACGTTTAACAGGGCGTTTGAAGAATGGCAACACAACACCGAATACGTGACCGAATTGGCTATGGTGGTAAATTGGAAGGCTTGGGAACATAGCGACAGGGGCAACGACAGTTATGTAGAACTCTACAACAACTTGTATTATACGGTTGACGAATGGTGTATGGAAAACCTTAAAGGTGACGATATAAAATACTACTTGCGCACAACAGATTGACAATATACTCCTTGCGAAGAAGACGGCATGAACTTGCCGTCTTTTTCATTGCCTTGACATATAGCACGGTGACGGATATTGCTTAATTTATTTCAAAAAACCTATTGACAAATGATAGCGCATTTGCTATAATAGTAATAGAAAATAAACCAAAGGAGCAACTACTATGCTAACAAAAAATGCAACTGAAATGAGAACAATCCACAACAATCCGCCCACGAAAGAAGAGTTTGAAATCTACGAGAAAGTGCGTTTGTTTTACGAACTCGAAGACGTTTCAATCGTACTCGAAGACAATCGCGGGCAAACGATTGACGACTTGACGGATAGCGAACTCGAAGTCGTTATGGACGAATACGAAAATGCGCTCGAATACAATTCCGCCCCGTCTGAAATGCTATCGCACATACTCTCGAATGTGTTTGATAGCGTACTCGAATAAAACGAAAGGAGATACAAACAATGATTGTCAATACAAGCTACAACAAAGAAAGTCAAGTAAGCGTAATAATCGATGTTGACCTCGAAAAGAGAACTTGTAGTGTGGAAAGATACTCGCCTAAGACGGGAGAGTGGATAGTACACTGTGGGGACGACCACCCGAAATCAATCCGCATATTCAATGCTTTTGTCAACGTTGACGACAACAACACCTCACTCGAAGACCTGGCATACGAACTCGCGAACGGCATCTGAAAAGATGTCGTTTTCTTTTACGGCATATAGCACGGTGCAAAGAGGCTAAAAAATTATTTATTTATTTTCAAAAACCTATTGACAAACGATGTTATATTTGATATAATACTAATAGAAAATAAACCAAAGGAGATTGAGATATGGCATATGATTATCTCGAAAGTATCAAAGACGATGTAAGACAATACATCAGCGACGAAGGCATTAACGTTAAAGCCTACGATGACAGATACGACCTCGAAACCGAACTTCACGACGAGTTATTTGTCAACGATAACGTCACAGGAAACGGGTCAGGCTCGTATACGTTCAGTACGTGGCAAGCCGAAGAAAATCTCGCACACAACCTTGACCTGCTTGAAGAAGCCTGCGACGAGTTCTGTTGCGACATTGGAGAAGCCGTCAGAAAGGGCGCAGAATACTGCGACGTGACAATCAGATGCTATCTGCTCAACCAGGCAATCAGCGAAGTACTCGACGAACTCTACAATTGAGTCATAGTAAACCTCCCCACGAAAAGCGTCATCGGAAACGGTGGCGTTTTTCATTGCTGCATATAGCACGGTGACGAGTGGGTATAAAACTGCATAAAATATTTTCAAAAATCCTATTGACAAATGATATTATATTTGATATAATGATAATAGAAAATAAACCAAAGGAGTGTTTATCACTATGGCAGACAACAACAAACTCTCTAAGAAGCAAATCGAAGCAAGACAAGTATTCGCGAAGTATTGTGTTAAGACCGAAAACGGATGCGATTGCGCAGGCGCACAACTACTCTCAGACGACGGCAAGCAATACGTCGGAAACGCGTACTGGATTGCGAGATACATAAAACGCGTTGACGGGCTGAAAACGGCTAATAGGTATCGCGACTACTCAAAGTTCATTAACGACGCTGCAACCGCTTGGAAAACGCCGTTCTGTCTGGACGATATCAGGGTGTGTGACAACGACATGTTCTGCACTATCGGCGATAACATGTACAATCTCAATACGGTGAAAAAGATACTCAACTCGTTCAAAGCCCCGTATGAAATCGGAATCGTCAGCGATATGTTCAAAACGCTCTACATCTCAGACGCGCAAGGCAATGACGCGATGGTGCTTCCGCTCCGTTCGGCAAGCAAATAATGACAAAGAAAAAGAGACCGCAACTGCGGTCTTTTTTTTGTGCCCGCATATAGCACGGTGACGGCATTGTATATTTTCTGCATAAAAATATTTCGGCTAATTTCAAAAATGCTATTGACAAACAATATCGTATTTGATATAATAGTAATAGAAAAAACCAAAGGAGACGTGGCTATGTATATTGTAAAAATGCAAGCACACAAGAACAACAACCGCAAAGCAAAACGTATGGTATCGATTGACAAGTACAACACAATCGAAGACGCACAAGCATTTATCGCAAAAAAGATAGACGACCAGTATGGGCTGTGTATGCAAGCGTGGGGCTTGACCGCACTCGATACCGAACAATCCGACGACAAGATGTCGATAACGGCTTTGTATCGGTCAGCCTGCACAATCTTCTCTTGTACGGCTTTGAAACTCGATTTCCAAATCTGCGACGTGAGGTGACAGAATATGATATGCAATAAAAAGGAATGGGAAATTATAGACGATTTGACATCGGTTTGTGTTGGGCTTGCTAACCACATGACGGAAAAACAGAAGAAGGTCGTCAACGAGTTCATATATCTTTGTGCCAAGAGTACAGAAGACGAACGAGCAAGACGAGAAAAGGCGGCGGAAAAGATTAAGGAAAAGCGCAAAATCAATCCTGATTATGCAAGACCAGAACGCGAACATCGTAAAAAAATCGGCGGCGGGTGTTAAATCCTCGCCGTTTCTTTTTGCTGCCTATAGCACGGTGACGGATGCGGGCAAAATTATTATAAAAAAACCTATTGACAACTGTATGTTGTTGTGATATAATTAAGGTACAAATAAGGGAAGTAAAAAGCTTCCTCAACTATAAGGAGTAGAGTATGGAAGAACTCACATTTGTGGATACTATCGGTAGCAAAGACCTTGGTCGCTTTCAAGGCAAACAACACGTTCTCGTCATTCAGGAGTACACCGATAAAGGCGACAAGAGCATTTACAACGTCAGCATCGAAAAGACGTTTGGAGACGATTTCGAGACGCACACAACCGACCTATTTGAATCCGAAGACTTTGACGAAGCCAGCTCGTTCTATCGCGAGTTGCTCGACGTCTATGCTTGCGGGTACCTGTCGGGGGCGAAAGACATCGCGGGTGGTATCGCCTAACACACAGTATATCCCCACCACTCAACAGAAGGCGGTTGCAATTGCAGCCGTTTTCTATGTTTATACTCACTTACGGGTACAGCACGGTGTGTATATCTGTGTGAATTATCTAATTCTCTTTCAAAAACCTATTGACAAACGATGTTATATTTGATATAATACTAATAGAAAATAAACCAAAGGAGGTCCTATATGGGGCAATATTATATTCCCGTATTAAAGGATAGAAAAGACAACATTAAAGCATTTTATAGCAACGATTATTGCAACGGATTGAAGTTGATGGAACACTCGTATGTGGGCAACAACTTCGTCAACGCGGTTTGCAATGAGTTGTACAAAAACCCGCACTATGTTTGTTGGGAAGGCGATTATATCGAACCTGACGAGTTAATGGAAACAGGTTGGTTCGAGACAGAGCAAGAAGCCTCTGCTCATTTTGACAACGTATGGGGCGACGATAACGGCAATATTTGCTTTGTTAAACCGACAACAGAAAACCAAGAATATGATTGGAACGTTGAAAATTATCTAATCAATCATACGAAAGGGATTTTCTTGGAGATTCCAAAAGAGGGCAATTGGGTAGTCCACCCCTTGCCTATTCTTACGGCGATAAGCAACGGTCGCGGCGGCGGAGATTATTGGGGAACAAATTGCGACAAAGCGGGCGAATGGTGGGGCGACTTGATAGAAATATCAAACGAAATCCCACAGGACTACACACAAGTCATAATCGATTTCAAAGAATAATCTTCAACGGCATCTAAAAAGGTGCCGTTTTTATTTTGCTATATAGCACGGTATCAGATTCGCAGTATTCTCTTTCAAAAACCTATTGACAAACGCTGTTGTATTTGATATAATATAAGTACAATAAAACTAAAGGAGAACAGCCTTATGATTACAAAACAACAAGAGCAAGCAAGACGCGTTTTTGCGAAATACTGTCAAGACATCGACCACGCACTCGGCGGTTATGCTATCAGTGACGAAGACGGCAAGCAGTATATCGGAAATCAATTCTGTGTGGTTAGATATACGGAAACGGCAATAAACGACGACATTGTAAAGGCTTGTGTGAACTGCACAAAGGCATTCAAAAAATTCATTGACGAATCGGGGGCGGAGTGGAAAGACATCGTATCCGTTGACGACATCAAGCCCGTAGAAGGCGACAACAGTCTGTTGGGAATCGCAGGCAACCTCTATAACGCGAAGGCGCTCAAGAAAATGCTCAAGACGTTCTCAGGCAAGCCTGCAATCGGAATAGTCACCGAAAGCGATAGAAACACAAAGCCTAATGTCCTCCACATTATGGACGTACTTGGGAACGAGGGAATCCTTCTCCCGATTAGAAAACGGTCGTAATAACGCGACCGTTTTTATTTGTAGGCAGTTAGCACGGTAATGTATAATTATGCAGAAAACGAGCACGGTATTGTATAATTATACAATAAAATATTTCTGCGGCGGCGGGAAAACCCTATTGACAAAACCGATTGTATTTGTTATAATACTCGTATAAGTAAGCTAAACCGAAGGAGGTACAACAACACCTATGTTTGAAAATCTTTACTATAGAATGATTGACGGGACGCTCAAGCTCCCGCGCAAGTACAAGGATATCAGACGCCTGCTCGTCCGCGAGCTCGTATCTGAACTCAACGAAATCGCGTTCAATATCGACTCTGTAACCGTTTACGACGCAACAGTAAAAGGCGGTATCGTTACAGCACTCGTCGTATTTGCACTTCGAGACGTTCGCCTTTTCCCCTCAGACAAGCAGTGGTTCTTCAAAGCGGGCGAAGACGTCCATATCTCGCAGCCCAACGCGTTCACATTCGCGCGCGTCTTTGCCTACGAAGTCGTCTCCGAAAACGGTAACGTCATCGGGCTCCACCCTATAAAGTAAAAGGACCGCTATTAACCGCGGTCCTCTCCTTCTTCAGGTCTGAACTTATTATCTATCATCCCCTGTATATTCTCTCCGTCCCCTCCCGCGTTCGCATACGCGTCTTGTCGGGCAGCACGGCTCTCGTTCAGGAACTCTAATTCCTTATCTTTCTCAGCACGGCTCAAAGAATCACCATACAATTTCTCAATGTACATATCAGGCGATATCTCTTCCATATCGTATGCCTTGCCAAGTACGTCAAGCTTGTTCTCGAAACTGTCGTCTGCGAACTCGTTGAACTTTATGCTGATATTGTACTTCACGCCGCCACCAGCACGGTTCACTATCGCGCCTGTATCCATAAACTCTTTCGCCATCAGCAACTGTTCCAACAGCGATTTCAGTATCTCCGTCTCCCCGTCGATGAGCCCGTTTCGTGTGAATATCGTAACCTTCTCTTTTTCTCTTTGGGCGGCGGCATTGTCTTTCTTCGCTATGTCTATTCCCAACGTTGCAGGCGATAATATACCGTTTAATATCTGCAACAGTATCTGCACGGCGTGGTCGCTGTACCGAGAAAAGTCCAAATTCGGCTGCGTTATCTGTATCGGCTCACCGACGCTAACACCGTCCGCGTTCTTCTGACCTTCGACCATAACGTACTTCCTATCATACGACGTCGGCTTCTTCGGCATACCGTTCTTGTCTCTTTCCAAAAACTCGCTGTTGAAATACTCTATCGGCGTACTCAACCTCACAGCATTCGACGCCTGCGATAACGCCTGGTCCAAATCGTCAAACAAGTCAATCTTTCCCGTAAATATACTGCGTCCGTATCCGCCCTGTTGGCTCGTGTTCCCTAACAATATACACGGTACCGCAAACAGCCTATCAAACGGTCCTATCTCTATTCGCGGTTCTACGTCCTTAAGCTCAGGTACCGCCGCCAACTCTACCTTTGTCAGCGCCGAATCTGAACTCGTTCCCGAACTCGGCATCTCAAATAGCTCGTTGTCTATTACTAATACGCGTGCGCGCGCGCGTTCATTATATTGTAGGTGCCGCGTCTCAACAAGCATGTATCGCTTCTTGTCCGTCGTATAATAATCCTTGAATATGCACCCGATTATCTTCCCGCTCTTGTACACAAAGTCAACATTCTCTGCCCTGTAGTACGTCGCCATCGGATAATCGCTCACGTCCTTGTCCCAGTTTATCTTCCAGCAGCCCCATCCTTCTACAAGCGTCAACGGCAACTGCTCTTCCTTGTACGCACGCTTTATCCCGCTCTCGTCTATCAATCGATTCAGCTCCGCTTCGTCCCCGTCGTCGCCTATCCCTATCATCGGAAACGGCATTATGTTCACCAACGTGTCAACTATGTTACGCGGTTGCCCCGAATGCGTTCTCTTTATCTGAGCTTCCTTCGACGATATCGCCCAGAAATAGTTCTTCTTGTTACGCATATAAAACGGCTCGTAGTTGAAGTCTATCAGATTGCTCTTCGTGTAAAAGTTCAACAACTCGTCTCCGTCGCCGTCATACCACACGTTGTACTCTCTCAACTTCATCTTCGCAACTTGCTCGCTGTCGTTAATGAACGTCAATCGGTCCGCATCTGGCGCCTTGTCGTACTTCACTAATCCTAATAATTTAAGCACGCGCGCGCGTATGTGTTCGAATACTGTCATTTATTTTTTCTCCTTTCGGGATTTTTACCCTGCTCTACCTTCCGCCTGATACTCTCTTTATATAACATCCTCTTGTATTCGTCATTGACTATGGCGGCGGATTCGCCTTCGTACGGCTCACATAATAATGAACGCGTCGGTTCTTCTCCGAAGCGCTCTATATATAACTTACGTAAATGTTTTTCATATCCCACATAATCAATACATATTACAAAAGTTAATCCTTTATTACGCTCTAACATCGCGAAATACTCTTCGCTTAAATTGCTCCACCGTATAAGCCACCGCAATACGGCATCGTGTTCACTTTCTTTATAAAAATCAGCCCAATCTTTGTACCTTCTTCGTGTCCATATCTCGGGTGGAAGTACTATCAGAAACGGTTTCCCGCTAAACTTGGGCTGGTCTGAACGAGGCTTGTACGCGATTGTATAATGACTATTGCTTAATGCGATGTAATTCTTGTCGCCAGGAGTGTATTCGCCCTCTAAAATAAGCTCGCTATCGAGATTGACGAGAATACGCGCGTGGAAGGTGTCAAGCGCTACGGGCGAGCTCAATTCCGCCTCGGCTCTGGCTAAGTCACCAATCAAGAAAGACACCTCCTACATATAGTAAACAGAGTATAACACAAGCGCGACAGTTTGTCAATAGCGTAGCCGAAAATGGGATAAAAAAAGCAAAAACACACACGAAAACGAGCCGAAGCCGAATGCACCGAAAACGGTACAATGTACCGAAAATGGTACATTAGTGTTATTAAACTTTTTATATAGTGTTGCTAAACTTGATAGCAAAAAGAAAGGGGCTTCATTCTTTTGAGAAGTCCCTTAATTGAGGTCGTTTTTGATAGTGATATTGATAGGTTTAGAGCCGTCGTCGTCAATGAGTTGGGCGAAGTGTGTTTTAGAGATAGCGACGGCGGTAGCGTTACCGCATTTAGCGAGTCTATCTATGCACTTACGGGCGACTATTTTAGAGATAGTACGGAGCATAGAGTAGGTTTGGCGGTAGGTTTTACCGTAGAGGACTTTACAGAAGATATCGAGTTGTTCGACGGGGGTATCGAGAGCGATGGGGATATCATCGACGTCCGCCCAAGAATCGACGAGGTTTTCGAAAGTATCCTTATCGAAGTAGAAGCCTTCGACGCGCATATTTTGGCGAGAGCCTTTGAGAACGTCGTCGTAGGAGATGACGCGTTCGACGGAATCGCCTGATGGAGTATGAGGTGTATCGGCGACGTAGGCTTTAGGGAGTGGTTTTTTCTTAGGGGCGGGAGCGCCGCTTGTTTCTAAGTTATTTTTTTTACTTGGCATAGTATATATACACACCACCTTGAATATTTCTGAGGGTATGATAGCATAAGATTTGAGGGATGTCAATAGTTAGAGCGAAAAAAAATTAAACAAGACACAGAACGAACACACCTGCTCACACTTCGTTTGTTTCTCGGACGAGTTTTTTGATTTTATTTATAGACGGGTTGAGGGTGATTTTGAGGTAGCCGCGTTTGTGGTTATAGAGTCGGGAGATTGTAGATTTAGGGATAGAGAATGCGGAGAGGATGAAGTTACAGAAGGGGTTAGGGTGAGACGAAGGGATATCGTCTGCGGGGAATGAGAAAGATTGGGCGCCGAAAGAAGGTGGACCAGGGAAGGAGATAGTTATGAGTGAAGCGGGGTTGTTAGTAAGAGGGCAGGATATTTTAGGTAGGCGGAACGAATCGAACACATGAACGGAAGAAGCGTCGGGAGCGAGAGTGCAGCCGAAGAATTTGAGCATAGCGAAAGTATCGGAGTAGGATACGGGTGGGAGTTTGTAATTGAATTTCATAGTGACACTATTATAGCAAACGGTAGCGGTTTTGTCAAGGGGGAAAAGGAAAGAAAAAGCGGAAACGGCAACGCACCCGACACCGAACATAAACACATAAAGAACACTCTCGTCTCTGCACCGACGGCAAAATGTTTCACAAAAGTATTAGGCAAAGAAAGAGTAAGACAGAAAGAAGCAGAAGAAAAAGAAAGAAAAGAATCCACGTAGTGGATGAGAAAAGAAAAAAAAGAAGAGTGCGAAACACTTTATTTTTTATGCGTTTCCCTTTAGATTTATTTAGATTTTAATGTTTTATTTATAGAAAGGGCAACATCTTCCCAAAACTTTTTTGAAAGTTAATATAACGTATATATATTATCTCATATATGTTAAAAACATATATTCGATAATACATATACTTAATATATTAAATAGGCGAGATTTTTAGAAAACTTTGAAAAAAATGCTATAATAATATGTGGGAGAAATAAAATAAAAATTTAGTCCCAGGGAAATCGAAAATTTTCTAAAAAAGTGGGCGAATTGATATAATAAGTATATATGTTATCGAATATATGTGCTTAACATATATGAGATAACAGATATACGTTATATCAAAAGTGGAAAAAGTTTTGGGAAAATGCGGGGTTTTATACACATAGCCGAAATTCACCCCTAAGGGGGTGATTTTTAGCTTGTCAAGCTTTTACGGAAACGCTTTTTCTTTTTACCACTACGTGGTTATTTCTTTTTCAAATGGTTCTTCTGGGTTGTTAGGGGTTCTTCTTAAAAAAAATGCCGCAAAACATATTAACGAAGCATACATTCATACGGCATAAATACTTATCTTTCTTTTTACCACTACGTGGTTATTTCTTTCTGTTGCTTTCTTTTCGGGCGACCTTTTCTTTTGATTCAGTTGACAAGTCGGGAATTGATAGCGTATTCGATATTGATAAAGGCGGAAGAGACGTCTTCATATCGGATGTGGTAGATACGGCGGGCTTGGGAGATAGAGATATTTCCGAATATGATTTGGGCGATGGGGGAGGGGAGAAGCGAGGGCGAGTCGAAAACGAATTTAGCGATATTGGGGTTAGTTATTGGGCGGGCTCCGTTTTTGATACGGGAGACGGTGAAGTTAGGGAATTTCATATCGGAGTCGGAGCGGTGGTAGAGTTGAACGGCGTCGGCGATGAAAGCGAGGGCGGTATCGGAAGAGACGCCGAAGTGGGAAGCGATGAACGTCTGAAGCGGTCTGGGGGACGAGGTGATGTTAGCTTTATAGGCAGCGACGGCGGAAGCGGCTTCGGCTGCGGACGGGAAAGTCGAACCGAGGCGAACGCGAACACCGAACATATCGGCATAGGCTTTGAACTTATGTTTAGTTTTATCGAAGCAAACGCCGACAGGCAGCGACGAACAATTCTCGTAATTCTCAAAATTTTCACTCATAACAACAATCTCCGTTTGAATTTATTTCCAAAAATCGTTTCTGACGCACCCTAATGCCCCAAAAACGAGAGTTAGCCTCAAAATCGAATAAGTTATCGACTTTGAAGCCAACACCGTCTTAAAATCGCTTTGAGAGCCTCAATCTCTATTTCGCTTATATTCCTTGTGCATAATCTGGTACACTCTCTGGCGGGAGATACCGAGGATGTCGCCGATTTCCTGATAGGTTTTGCCTTCGACTGCATAGAGGCGTCTGATTTCGTCCACGTTCTTATTAGAGCGAGACGGTTTGAAGTTTTCGACGCGTTCGTTGAAGCGTCTTTCGCGTTCTGCGAGCTGGTTGAGTTTTTCTCGTTTGATTTTGTCTTTAACCACGAAATCGGGGGAGCCGTTGTTGCGACTGATTCTGACGTAGCAGCTACGGCAGAGTTTACGGGGCTTGACGTTTTCGTAGATTTTAGGCAGACCGCACACATGACAGACTTCGATGCCGTCTGAGGCATAGTCGTAGTCGGTGAAAGAGCCGTAGGTTTGGATTATGAGCTTACGGACTCTGTTTTGGGCGGGGGCGCAGTCTTTGCAGAACAGGACCTTACACGAGAGAAGGTCGTTTTTGTTTACGATGATTTCCTTGCCGCAGTTATTGCAACGGCAGAGATAATCGTCATCGCTCATAGCTTTGACGACGGTTAAAAAACCGAATCTGTGACCGATTATTTCGCTCATTGTTTTTTCGCCTCCTTACGTGCATTTCGAGCGCATAGATTACCGAAAACGCGTTCGTCTTGGGTAGCGAAGCAACCTCCGAAACTGCCCACTTGTTTTGCGCAATTTTTGCAGTACCACATCCCGCCGCTTTGGTCGCAGGAAGTGGCAATGCTTCTGTTCCATTTTTCAAGGTCGAGCCTTGCTTGTTGTTCTTTAAGAGTTTCCTTTTTCATTTTGTTTTTACCTCATAGATTATTACAAAGAAAGTTCCGCCGTAGCTACCTTCGGGGATGATTTGGAGAATGTTTTTGTACCCGATTTTGTTTATAGCCCTTGCGAGACCTGTCCAATCGACGCGTTCGACACCGACTTCAGATACTGTTTCCGTAGCAGTGGTAGCAGTAGTAGCAGTGGTAGCAGTGGTAGCAGTATCAATACCAGTAGCAATGGCAGTAGTAGTGTCAATACCAGTAGCGGTAGTAGCGGTGGTAGTAGTATTACCTTTCTTTGTTGCTGTTGTTGTTGCCATATTTATCGCTCCTTTTGATAACGCGGCTGATATAGGCGGCGGTATCGTATTTTTGCATAGCTTCGAGTTCGCGTTTATGGGTATAGTCGGTTTTGAATTCGATATATTCCGAACACGAATCGTGACAGGCGGGGTAACGTTTCCCACAGCCCTTACAAGGGCATTTAGATTCAAGTTTCATATTAGTATTATACCACAAAAATAACAGTATGTCAATAGTTTTCTATTTCTTCTTCACTAAGGATTTTGACATTAGAGATATGTGTTACGATTTGGACTTCATCTGCCTGTTATACAGACGCCTCGTATGAGTAGACGAATCTATAGGCATTGATTGTTATTATGCCGTTATCGTCGACGGTATAGGAAAGAAGAACGTAGGGTTTTGTAAAGCCAGTTACATATACAAGTGATTCTTTATATTTTCCTTTCTTTTCCGAATTATCCGAATCACAGGCGCCCAGGCAAAAAGCGAGGACGAAAGCGAGGACGCATACGATTATAATAACTGCGAGTATTGATGTTAAGAGTTTCTCTTTCATGCTTATTATTAGTCCTCCTCCCCATCGATTATTTGGCATTCGTTATCTTCTTCGGTCCAGATATCTTCTGGGCTGAACTCGGTTGCGTTGACGATATTTGAGATGCAATCGTCCACGAACTGGGAATCGCTACATTGTTCGAGGGAATATATTAGTTGATTTACTTGTCGCATTACGTATGATTTGAACATATTATTTACCTCAAGATTCTTATGGACTGCAGAATGGGCAATAATGTTGATGTGGGGCGAGGATTGCTCCGCAGTTCGGACATCTTATAGGTTCGGTCGGTTCGCTCATTTTAACTCTCCTTTTGATGTTCTGCAGCTTCTCGGAACAGTTCAAGACGTTGACGCCTCATTATATGCACCATTCTCATTTTGTCGCAAACGTCTTTGTATTGTCTGTTGAGTTTTTTGTCGCCTGGATTTGATTCAAGTTCGACGAGAATATTGAATTTCTCTTCGTCCAGAGTTCGTTCCAAGTCGTTAAACATATTTGGTTCATACGCGTATTTATCCGCGAAATCCATTATCTGCTTTGCGTTCATTTTGCACCGCCTTAAAAATCTTTCAATTCAGGTTTGGGCGAACCTTGCCTGTAAATGACTATTTTTATCTTCATATCTTGCTCGTCAAAAAACTGTTGTAATTCGTCGACATCGACAGAACCGTCTTCAACCAACAAGAATTTCCACTTTCTTTGCTTTGTGGTATTAGTCTTTTTTCTCATTTTGCACCTCCTTGATGAGTTCGTCGATGTCGTCCATATGTACATACTTATGTTCATATTTAACCTCTGGGTAGTACACACTGTCACGATAAGTACGCTCTTTCAACTCGTTCAACACATCGATTTTCGCTTGTTTCTTTTCAATTTCGAGTACGACTTTCATATTGCTCTCAAATCGTTCATTTTCCGCTTTCAACCGCTCAATCTCTTTCTCTTGCTCGGTTATAAGGTTGAGTGCGTCTTTGAACATTTTACCGTCGGCACAACTAAACTTAGCGTTATTAGCATACGGACAGCCCTTACAAAAGGCGATGCTCAGATTTGAGCAACACTCTAATGCTTTCTTGATTTCGTCTTTCGTCATTCCTTTACCTCCAAATCAGCGAATTCGTTTTCAATCAAATCTTCATATGTTTCGTATATA